GAAGGGAAGAGAGGGTCCTTACAGATGTTGTCAAGGGCGTTGTCTCTTCTCTCCTTAAGGACGATGGGTGGTTCCTACATGACTTCAAGAGCAAGGAGTCTAAGGAGAATCTATACGCCATGACAAAGGCCGCTATCAGAAATCGCATTGATAAGGCTGACAACATGGCTAAGGATGTTATCATCGATAGAGCACTAAGAAATGTAGGGCTTGAGGATAAGGAGATATTTGCTGACGCTCTCAAGAGGGACTTAGAGTTCAACACGACTAACGGTATCCTCGACAGGACGACCCTTGACGAAGCTATCATCAAAGCTGTACAGCTTCAGAATGACCCAGAGATATCAAAGCAGCGTGATGCTGTCATAGAGGCTGTAGCAGCCGCCTATGGCGTTGTGATGAGCGAGAGGGATACCCTGAAGAATATCTCGACGAAGATAGGAAAGGATGAGAAGATGTTCAATCTTGCCACCAACAAGGTTGCGAGACAGATTCTTGGCTCTACTATCGCTCTTGAGAGGATCAACGAGGCTGAGGCTCTCAAGGATGCTGATGAGGCAGAAGATGGAGATGATGACCTCTATGAACGCAATCTCTTCGACGACCTCTTCGATGAGGAAGAGGGAGACCAGGTAGAAGATTCTGAGGAAGCAGGAAGTTCTGAGGAAGGAGATGCAGGGGAGGATGTCAGGTTCCTGGAGGCTGAGGATAAGTCGGTGATGTCGACTATAACCCCAGCAGTGAGAGCTATGTTCTCAGTTATCGAGGATGTCGATCTTGACGGCAAGCCTATCACCGACTCGTTTGGGTACACCAAGTTCAAGCCACTTGGTGAGACCTATAACACTCTCGCCTCTCTTATGGAGGGTATCGAGAATAGCGAGGATATGCTTGAGCGACTTGAGAATATGGAGGTCGTTGAGCCCTGGATAAAGCAGCTACGTCCCTACATAGACTACAGGAATGAAGAGTCCATACCGAAGCGTAAGAGAATGAAGGCTATGGCCTCACAGCTCTTCTCTGCGATCAATAAGATCAGGATAAAGTATGCTGTAAGAGATAGTAATGGCTTTGTCTTTATGGCGGACAGGTCTTCAAACCTTGATATCATCGGTAAGTGGGCAAGCAAGTTCACAGAGACCTTTGGTGTAGATGGCTTAACCCTGTCGGTTGAGGAGATAGACAAGATCGCCACGGAGATAGATCAATCTATGATAAAGCTGGTCGGTCTAGATGTAAGCATGGACAGCGGACTTCAAATGAAGCTGTCTGAAGCCGAAGATCTCATTCAGTTGCAGGAACGCGCGTCTAAGTTGCTGCAGAAGTTTGGGATCTTCGTAGAGCCAAGGATGCTATCTATCGAATGGACTAAGGCAGCGCAGACAACAAGAGGATACAACAATTCAGCGAGCACTATGCCTCCAACAGGGGGTAGGGATCTATCTGGGCAACGTTACGACATCCTCACCATGCTAAGATTCTCAATAGCTGATTACGCAAAGAACCTAAGAAAACTCGCCGCTCAGATGGGCGATGGCAAGAAGTTCACGCTGAAGTCACCTATAGACTTTACGAGGGGATCAGACTTTTCATACGTCTATAGTAGCCTATCGAAGATTAGTGCAGCATTCTACACAGGAGTATTGAGCTATGATACTACCGGGACAAGTGTAGAGGGCCTCCTCTTTGCATCAAGTCTATCACCGTCGTATCGTGACATGGCATTCCAGGAGCTGCAGTTTAGGGGTAACAACAGGCATCCTAAGATCGTAGATACAATACAGCGTGAGTATCTTGACAAAGATGAGATCTACAAGAATCAAGTTACGTTAAAGGGGATACAAGGGGTTTATCATACAGCTAACGCCTTCCTCAACGAGGCTTATGCGGCCAAGAGTTTTGTATCCGGGCTATTCTCAAGGAAGCGAGTTGTTGTGCACAATGGGCGCAAGATGAATAAGTGGAATAGCAACGAGCTTGCTAACCTCTACTATGATTCCCAGAAGGACAAGGACAAGGCTTACTACTGGGCGCATCTCCCTGTAGCCGCAGAAGCATCCACCCTTGAGTTCGTCAAGGTGAGGAGACTCAACCCCATGGAACAGGACAAAAGTGGGAAGTATGTAGATAGGGACTATGCGATAGACCATCTTACCATGATAGCCTATAATGAAGCCAGGAGAGCTCAGCACGTACTCTATGGCAAGGATAAGGCCATGGAGATCGGTAAGAGGGACAGCATGGCCCATAGGTTTGTATTGCTGCCTGGGCTGAATGACTACAAAACGGAAATCGAAGGTATCAAAGGCGTTGAGTACAACATCATGGGTGCTATGATTGACAAGGGCCTCACGGATATAGATAGGGTGCACTTTGTCCATGCGTACAACAGGGATCATAACACGACCTTTGAAAAACTTGAGGAGGTGCTCAGGCATGAAGTAGAGCTGCAATTCAACCAGGAGGTGCAGAATGAGGTGCAGTCCTGGGATGAGTTCGACCTTGACCACAAGGCTGAGGCTATGGAGCAGTACGCGCTTGCCTTTAATGGCGTGTTCTGGCGAATCCAGATTGGTCACCTGCTCTATGGCGACAAGGCTGTACTTGGTAGTATCGTCAACGAGGTTAAGCGTGCTAAGCAAGCACAGAGTAACACCCAGAGACTTGACCTTAAGAAGAACGCTGTAAGGCGTACTGTCGTCATCAATGACCGTATGGCAGATAGATTGACAAAGGAGATCAAGGCTATTCTCGACAAGAAGAAAGAGCTGGGTCTTATCACCAAGGCTGGCTACGATGCTTCACTCAAGGCGTATAGCAAGATCACGGCTACCGACGGTCAGGCCTGGCTATCACCCTCAGGCTACAAGCGTATTCTTGAAGGCTCAGGTCAGGGCTACACTGATGGAGCTATCGAGGCCCTTGAGGAGATGGCTAATGCTATCAAGGAAGGCCGTGAGCCTGACTATACTAAGATCAAGGATCATCGCTTTAACGTCATCAAAAGCCTGTACTATGGTGACATCCACGTTAAGGACGGTGAGAGGGATACTAAGGTCATCCAGCAATACAAGCACTCTGAGGCTCTCCTCACAGGACTTAATGAGGAGGGCATATCGTCTCCCTTCCTCAATGCCCTTGTGAAGTTCATGGAGGATAACCAGATCGATGCTATTGAGTACGACAGTGCATCTAAGGTGGGTAACTACGCTACCGTGGACTTAGACCTGAAAGACCTCTCACCTATCAAGTATACGTTCGAGGTCAAGGGTAAGAGTGGGGCCATCACAGCCGCTAGTCTTGAGGAGTTCAATGAGAAGATGGCTGAGTATGTAAAGAAGAAGGAACTATCTGAGGAAGAAGTAGAGAAGTATAGGTCTGAGTTCTCAAAGATGGTCACTAACGAAATCTCTGAGTATATCACTGGTCAGCTCGCCGAGTCTAGCAATCAGGTAGAGATCGATGGCAGGAAGAAATGGATAGTGGATAGAGACCAGGATGGTCGTATCAAACTCGACGACAAGAAGGTCAAGGATATGCCATACAAGTACTATGGTATCCAGACCTCAACGCCACTACACTCTTTCAATACGTGGCAGAGGTTAGGTACTCAGCTGAGGAAGATCATCACGACTAACCTCAACAACCTGGACACCTTTGAGGTAGCCGGTACGCAGGTTTATGGCTATCAGATCAAGGCAGCTATCAATGAGATCGTAGGTCAGCACGCCATCGATGAGTTCGTCAAATCAGGTATCGAGATGAATCCTGATAGCGAGAAGATCAACAAGAAGAGCGTCAAGAGCTACAACAGGCGCTTTGATCGCCTGAGGAGACAGATACTTGATGCACTTAGGGATAGTGACTATTATGACCCTGCCAGCGAGGACTACCTTGAGGTCCACGTGGACGAGTATGGCCGTAAGCACTTCACGAACGACATCTACGATCCCTCCTTCCAGGATGCTCTACACTCAGCCTTCTACGCTATGGCAGCTAAGAAGATCTATAAGATGATGGTCCCTGGGGGATCACTCATCCAAATGAGCTCTGCTGAAGCCTCGAACGATCTCAAGGTGGTATACAAGAAGGATGGGTCTATCGACTACGTGCCTGTACGTGTCACGCCACACTCTAGCGAGATCCTTGAGTACGCCAATGAGAAGGGCGAGATCGACATCAAGAAGATTGAGAAGGATGGTAGAGAGGATCTCCTTGAGCTTGTAGCTTATCGTATCCCCACTGAGTCTAAGTACTCAGCCTTCCCTCTCCGTATCGTAGGCTTCCTGCCTCGCGTTGCTGGTGGTGTTATCCAGGTCCCTCATGAGTGTATTGCTCAAGCGGGCTTTGACTTCGACGTCGACAAGCTGTTCTTCATGAAGAAGGATGTTGGTCCCGGCAAGAAGAAGATCGCTGAGATCAGGAAAGACTATGATGAGAAGGTACGACAGGCTCAGATCAGAGGTGACAAGAAGATGCCTAAGAAGCCTGCAGTTCTTGACCTCAACTACTCGGCTGCAGAGGTCTTCAAGAATGGCGGTGTCAACACCAGGGACCTCAACCAAAGGCAGAGGACCAACGTACTCTTTGATATCATCAGAGGCGTTCTGAGGAGCCCACAGGCCGCCTTAGAGATGGCACAGCCTGGTGGTTACGATGGTGTGAAGAAGGACCTGAAGATCGGCTACATCATCAGTAACATAAGCAAGGAGAGACTTGAGGAGATCCTTGAGCAGGTCCTTGATGATAAGGCAGATAAGAAGATCGGCGACAAGGTCATCTTTGAATATCTGCATAACCTCGACCTTGACAAGATCAATAAGATCGTAGATATCTTTAGGTCGGGTAAGAACATCGCACTCTCTGAGGTTGAGATGGAGATGCAGAGGCAGAACAAGGCTGGTCTAGGCCTCGTTGGTGTCTTCGCTAATGAGAATACCGCTACCAGTGTTTTCCAGCAAGCACAGCTCCTTGAGCTCAGCAAGTCAATTAAGATAGCTGGTGAAAAGTATCAGTCACTCAACCGCGTGCTAGGTGTCGATGGGACGCACGTGTCTCGTATCCTTGAGGAATACAGTGCTGCGTCTGTGGACAACGCTAAGGACCCTGTGATCGGTCTTGCTGACATCACTATGGATAATGCCTCTATCATCGCCACTATGGTGAGAATGGGTGTACCAGGTAACATCATCGGCCTCATCACCGCTACACCTCTGTGGAAGCATATTGCCAACCTCGAGGGTGATGAGGGACGATCACAGGCTCTCTTTAGGGCGTTAGGTCAGGGTGGACCGGTTGACAGTAATAGGTCTGTGGATGTGTCTATGGATGACCTTATCGAATGTTCCAAGTTCGAGACGCAGGCCCTCATCAGGGAGGCGCTCAATGCGACTGATGATAAACTTGTAGAGGTTTTCGGTAAGCTGGACGCAAGAACACAGCACGCCGTAAAGTCTGTTGCTAGCCTACTCATAGACGTTGTAAACGCTGCATCAGAGATCAAAGACCTTGTCTTCCAGAGTAAATCTGATGTCTCCTCAAGTGGACCTAAGGGTGGTGTCACTGAGTCTGTATTCGCTATGGTCAAGTCTATTGACCAGATCGAGCGAGCGCAGAACCATAGGTATATCAAGCACGAGGGGATTATCGTATCATTGAGGTCTCTGCCAGGTCTTAGTCAAGAGGCTACAACAAAGACGTTCATCGAGCAGAACAAGGATGGGCACTTCTACAAGATGTACCTAGGACTTGGTCTTTTCGGGACGATGTATGCAGAGTCTGTCTACAACCCTAAGGTATCGCCTATGTTTGCCCTCTCTATCGTAGAGACAGCAAGGAGACTCGGTGTTAAGCCTACGATGGACTTTACTAAGAAGTTCATCTCTGCGTACGATCAGTACGTAAGCTCGGCTATCATCACCTACTCTGAGGATGAGGAAAAGAAGAATGTCCTGGCGCAGGAGATTATCACCAAGTTCCCGGACATCTTCAATAGGACTGCACCTGAGTCCCTGAAGAAGATAGTAGGTCTCGGTAAGGAGAACATCGTACCTGTCCTCATCAACAAGCAATGGCAGAAGAGGACATTCCAGTCGCTGGTATTCAAGAGTCTTGGTACGCCCAGCGAGGAGAAGGCCATGGCGAAGGCTACGGCTGCCTTTGAGGATATCATTGAGCAAGCGCACAACACTCGACTGACAGGTGTAGAGAGGGCCAAGGCACTTAGAGACTACGAGCTCCTAAAGGGTCTTGCTTTGTACGCTACCTACATGAGCGGTAATCCGAACATGAAGGCTATGCTACAGGCTATCCCTCAGTCGGTGAAGGCTCTTATGATGGGTCGTAACGCGATGCTTGAGAGAATCAAGTTCGACGCTCTTGAGCTGAGAGCTGGTCAAGAGCTCGATACTGAGTTCATTCATCAGTTCATGGCCAACTACGTTAGAGAGAACATCAGGAAGATCGGTCGTGTCGTATCACAGAAGGATGCTGAGGCTCTAATGAACTCAACAGGTGGTGTAGTACCTAACTACATCATGGTGAAAGGTGAGAAAAGAGAGCCTGTCTATGTCATCGCAGACGAGAATCAGCCTAACCGTGGCATCATCTATGTACAGGGCAGGGACAGTAAGGCGAGTGCAGAAGATACTGTCTACACAAGGATCACCCCAAGGGGTATCGTGACAGAAGACGGAACACTGTATAACGACTATAGGATGGATGGAGGTTATCTACTACCTTCGCTCCAGAAAGCACAGCCAGAGAAGCTGAACATCACTCGATTGGCTGGGTATGGATTAATAGAGCCGTCAGGCCCATTCAAGGCCAATGCACACGCTGAGGCTGTTTCATACTTCTCACTCTTTGGCGTGATAGCCAATGAGGAAGCGAACGCAACAAAGGAAAATAAAAATCCATGTAGACAATAATGAGTAAGTCATGTGTAATGTACCCAACGGTTAGCACGCCGCGTGGGGAAGAGAGAAGTAAGATGTTCATCGAGCTTGGTGAGGTCTTGCAAGATAGGAATGCCACTGTGGATGCCTACTACGCATCCATCAGCAAATGGTTCGAGGACTATGGGCATGACCTAAAGAAGAACGATCAAGGCCAGTGGTCAGGACGAGATGTCCTGGCCCTGACCCCGGTCGGGGACATGTTCCCTGCTAGCACCTATGGATCCTACATGGTCCGTACGTACGCTGGCGAGGATAATCACTTCGATACCTACGATTCCGCCTTTGCGGCTGTGAGGAAGGGTAACAAGGATTCCATCTCTGAGCGTACGCCCTTGATGCCTGAGGTGACTGAGGAAGGATACAAGTTGTCCTACACCGAGGATAGGGAGGCTAAGGCAGACGCTGAGAGGCAGGCTGTCCTTCGTGGTAGGATCCTGGCGCTTCTTGAGCACTACGGTATTCCTGTAGAGTACTTCGAAGCTATTGAGGAAGGACTAAGGCAAGCAGGTGAGACTGTCTTCCTTGAGACCGCACAAGCTACCAACAAGCTAGCTGCGCTCATCCGTGTAGCCAATGGCTCGTCTAGCGAGGTCCTAACAGAGGAGCTTGCACACATCGCGTTGGAGTTTGCGCCCCCTGCGTTGCGAGAGAGGCTCTCTGCCGCGATATCTGATACCCAGGTGAAGGAGATATTAGGCGAGGAGTTTGAGACGTACAGCGAGCTCTATGAGGGCTCACAGGACCTCCTGAGGAGAGAGGCGATGGCTAAGCTCCTCACCAAGCACATCATCGGACAGTATGAAGGGAAATACTCTTCCTTCCTCAACCGCATCTGGCAGGTCATCAAGGATCTATTCCATGGTATCACTGACGGAGCTTTCCTCAATGAGGTAGAGCGTACCGACAGACTATTCAGGGACTACGCAAGCAAGATCGTAGCTAAGAAAGCCTTGCTTTCTAATGAGCACCTCTCTGAGATCGTAAAAGGAAAGAGCCTGTATGCTGCTATAGCCAACCAGACAGGGATCAAGAATGAGGTTGCTGAAATCAACAGGATTGCCGAGAAGCTCAAGAGTAGGATCAATGCCTTCTATAGCCAGTCGGTCAAGAAGGGTGAACTCTTCAGGACTAACCTTGACGAGGATAGGATCGATTACATTGACGGAGCGCGCAACCTCCTTGGCGTTGCATCGGGTCGTGTGAACTCAGCTCTTGGTACGGCTATTGCTGTGGATGCTATCGATAACCTCATCGAGGGTCTGACTATCATGAACGACTACGCATCCGCTGTCGTCAATCAGATGAAGGATGTGGAGAGCATCCTTAATAGTGGTGATAAAAGCCTTGTGGCGTACAATGTCTCTGCTTCGCTCCTCAGGAACATTTATATGGTGGCAAAGAATCTTGAGGAGAACAAGACTCTAGCCAATGATATCATATCAATGCTCAGTGAGACTGAGGATTCTGAGGCTATACAGATGTCTGACAGCGAGAGAGCAAGATTGATGGATTTTGCAGGAAAGATCAAAAAGAAGATCATTGACAATCAGACTGAGGTTAATGCATCTATAGACGCGTACAACCTAAAGGAGAAGATGGCTGAGATCATAATCGATCAGGTCATCGAGTACTTTAAGGATGCAAAGGATGGCTATGGCAATAAGCTATTTGAAAATGAAGGACAGGCAAGAGCGGCACTAAGGAAAGAGATCATAGAAGACTTTGGGAAGTACTCATCAAAGAATAACAAGCTCTCTGCCTTCCTCACACCAGTAGCTACCAACGGAGACCTCATCCATGTTCTCATGGCTCGATTCATCAAATCCACGGAGACCAGAGGAAACATGGCTATTGTGGCTAGAACAGAGATGACTGAGCGTAAGCTGACAGAGATCAAGGAGAAGTATAATCTTCAGAATGAGAGTCAGTGGTCTTTAATGCGTGACAAGAACGGCCGTATCACCGGTGAGATCGTATCTCAATTCAAGTGGATGGAGTTCGAGGCTGAGAAGGAGAAGATCAAAGAGAAGATAGAGAAGGCTCTCAATGAGAAGTTGGCGGAGTATCGAAGGATACACAAAGCCAATATGGACTATGAATCTATCCAGCAGGAAAGAAGAGGCCTAGAGAAGTACCATAAGGAAGAGTGGGAGCGAGAGCATGGTTCTAAGCTCACAGAGGAGTATATCGTTGGGCAAAGAGAAGACGGCTCTGACATAGTAGAGACCTACCCTGGAGACTTCTTCAGAAATGAGGAGTACGACAAACTCAGCGATGTGCAGAAGGAATTTGTTGATGCGCTATGGGATATAAAGAAAGACCTGGACATTTGGTCAGGGCTGACACCAGAACCATGGAAGCTGCCACTCATTGCAAGGCAGGGATCATCAAAAGAGCTTAACCCATTCAAGAGGGTTGCGGCTATCAACTGGAAGCAGAAGATCCTTGGAGGTGTCGTTGGTATTGAGGAATACGAAGGGGTCCATACAAAAGATCCCCTGGGTACACTACTCTTTGTTCACAAGCCTAAGGGCTATACTCAGTTCGGACTTGAGCTGTCGAAGAATCCAGACGTGGACTACCTTACTGACCCTATCGGCGCTATGAAGGCTTATGCCGCTTCCTCAGGCTATTACACTAGGATGGCCGCTATCAGGCACATCGTAGAACTGACGCGTATCCTTGACGTGGAGAATCGAGGCTACCACAGCAGGGAGAATGGAGTAGGACGAGATAAGATGGCTGACTATGATGCCTTTATCAATCGTACTATTTACGAAAAGAACGTCATCAATGATGAAAGACCTGACTGGGATAAGAGGTTGGATGCAGTGATGGATCCATTCAACGACCTTGTCTACGTCACTGGTCTTGGGCTCAATGCTGTGTCAGGTATCAAGAACCTCATCAATGGCTTCCTCAGAGCAACAGCCTTAGGTGATAGTCGTACTGGGTATAACGCTACGACGCTAGTGAAGGCGATCCTGCTTGCACATAGGGAGATCCCCAATAGGTGGAAGTTCAATAAGAGGGGTATCATTGAAGATCCTCTCACATCTTTGCTCTTCCTCATGGACTCTAGCCACGATGGACGACAAGCCTTCATGCAAGGCAATGTTTCGCAGGTAAGGTCACTGATGAGCTTATTCTCGACTGAGACTCTCATGGCTCCATTGACCATGGGTGATGAATGGATGAAGCAGAGCTTCGCCATCGCATACCTCCTCAACGTCGAGGCTGGCGAGCTGAACCCAGCAGCTAAGGAGGAGTTCAAGGGTGTGTCACTTTATGACTACATGAAAAATCTCAAGGCTCCAGAGGGAGTAAAGATGACTAAGTTCGTTGAGGATGCCCTTATAAAATTCTCTGGAGCTGAGCACAGGGAAGCAATGTACGACTGGCTTGGTGGTCACTCTCAGAGGTTGCTCCTTGGGACACAAAGAACCCTTGGTGCATATAACGACAATGACAGGGCAGCTGCAAACTCATACGCCATTGGTAGGGCTGTGCTCACCTTCCGCAACTGGATGCCTGTGATTATCTCTGATATGTTTAGGGGTACAAGGTACAACGCGCAGAACCAAGAGTTTGAGGAAGGAGCATACACGACCCTATGGCGTATGATGCACGTCAAGGGTGAAAATGGGAAGAATAGTATCAGCGCTATGCATACGCTGGGTACGGCTGCTGTAGCTATGTTTGTGCCACTCATGATAAGCAAGACGCTTAGGGGTAGGGTGCAGAAGGCATTCCATTTATCCGACATGCAGGCTAATAACCTACACAGGCTTGGTAGGTCAGCCCTCATCTTACATGCGATGCGAGCTATCACAGATACGCTCTACGTGGCTATGCTTACTATGGGCTTTGCTGATGACGATGATGATGAGCCCTGGTACGAGACACTAGCTGAGCTTGCCATGCACTTCATCATGTCTCTAACGCCTATCCTCGGGCCTACGGCTGTGAAGGAGGGATGGATTCATACAGACCTCTATGACCGCATGAGGAGGAACTACGCGAGGTTTAAGGAGGCTGATGGGAACGCTACGTCTTCAGAGATGGAGTCAGCGAGGAGACACCTCAACAAGGAGATGAAGGAGATAAGCCTTGGCTTTGTTGCTGACCTCTACGGTCTGGCTAGCGCAGGTTCTAATGAGCTTCACCCTGGTGATCCTATAGCCTTCGCTATGGCTATGGTGCAGAATAATATGTTCGGTGCTGGGGCCGGCGTGAAGAAGATGGACTTCGGACAGAGCATCGAGTCGATGGCGACTAGTGGTGTAGCTGGGTATAAGACCATGATGAGTCTATTCAGCGGGATAGGTGATACGTACAACAGGATAGCCAACAACAGCCAGGAGGGACGCAAGAAAGCCAACCCCACTGAGTGGGAGAATGAGGAAAGGTATATTGAGGAGTCCGATGATAGCTTTATCGTGAAGGCTTGGAGAAGGTACAAGAACGACATGGAGAATGGATCTCCTGCGGACAGGACCTTCTGGAATGTCTTCATCGTGGGTGTTATAGGCAGGAACATGTTTAATGTGCCATTCATCAACGACCAATTCAGAGAGAAGCAGATGAAGGACATCAAGAAGTACCAGTCAAACTACTTGACACCATTACCTGACAGCTTCTTCATGAAGTACGAAGGTCTAGCTGGTGAAGACCTATCCGACTATGAGGTCTTTGAAAGAGGAGAGTCAGAGGGAGATGGCTTAGACGTAGCTTACTAGAAAAGAAAGATCCCCCACCCTGAAGAAGGATGGGGGATTCTTTTTGTATAAGCTACAGGTTGGGATTACCTACAGCCTGCAAGCGTTTGACCAAGGAGATTATCTGTCCTCTCCTCAATGGCGTCCATCTCCTGGATCGTCTTAGTGTTACCGTCAATACCAAGCTCATCGATGATCTCAACGGCATGCTGAGCCTTCTCTGAGTTTGCGGCTGCGTCACGAAGGACAGCAATAGCATCGTCAAGAGTTCCCTCCATACGCCTGATACTGCCGGCATGATCAGTCTCAATCTTATCTCCCTCAAGATCCCTTAGAGCCTCATACGCAAGCTCCATGAGCTTCCTATGGATAAGCTGAGCCAGATTCCTTGAGGCCATGATTGAGAAAGGATCGTAAGAGGAGTTAAACTCTTCCTCACTCATAAGACCATACCTAAGCATTGACTCTACCACGCCCTCCATAGGTGAGGAGAGGTTGGTAGCGTTCACTCTTGAGGCTACAGACACATGGGAGTAGTTACCACCATCAATACCCGTCAGGAGGCTTACAATACTCGACTGAGGAGTATACCCCAGGGCGGCCTTGATACGCTCCCAGAGGGCCTGCAATCGACCCCAGAAGCCCTTCTTCTTAGGAGCGAGCTTAGTTATCTTCTCCTCAAGAGCCTTGCGGGCCTTCTTATCCCCCTTGGTCTGCATCCACAGACGGAAGAGCTCGGCGGAGAGTTCTTGTACATCATGAGCATAGGCCACTGGAATCTGATTACCGAAGATCTCTCTGATCTGTTCCTCAGTCACCTCTGACAAGCCTGATACTAGCATACCCCTATCAGCATCAGTGAGGAGCTTCTCGTAGATGAAGTGCATGGCCTCGTGATAGAGAGTACCAGCCGATGCACCCTCGGCGACCTCAAGGACACCATTACGATACCTACCCCAGACATCTGGAGCTACCTCAGCAACACCTCGGTAGATCCTCAGAGCCTGATAGAGCATACCTTGAGGAAGGAGCTTGGCTACGTCATGAGCCTCTCTATATACATCTCCTCGCTCAAATGGCAGAAGGGCCGCTCTATCTTGTTTAGGGTTAGCCTCAGTCTGATCGTTGCTATCAAGACCATTACTACCTACTCGTGTGCCGCGATTAAGTTGCCTCCTGTGCTGATTAAGATCTTTTTCATCTAGAGACATAGCCTCGACAACAGTTGCTCCGTTGCTTGTGGCATAGCCAACAGCGATAACATATCCTTGCTCAGCGATCTTGAAGCCTAAGGATTTGATATGTGTCTCATAGCCATCAATCTGAGTCTTGTACTTAGTCGTGGCTGGTACACCATTATGACTGCTCTGTCGGATTTCCTCAGCTGGAGATGAGTTCTCAGATCCAATAAGAGTACTCTTAATATCAGCGACTATGCCCTCAGCCTTCTCACCATCGTTCCTGAGGAAGACGATATCTGCTTCACCGGAGATTCTACCACTATTGATATCCTTCATCTTCACGTCGGAGATCATGGCAAAACCTTCAGCGACCTTCCTGGCAGATAGTTCACGGACATCTTCTGCGATCTTATCCATCTTAGCGCCAAGCTCATTGTCGATCTCTATCTCAACGCTATGGATCTTGCCATGCTCATCCTCGGCTTGCAGGATAACCTTGTGCCCACCACCATAGGTCTTACCATTGATGGTGTGCTCAGAGAAGTAGATCGGCGTGCCAGATGAGACACCCTTGGCTGCAAGCTCAAGAACAAGCCCCCTGAGTGTTGGTTCAGTCTTGATGGCATGAGCAGCAACATGCTTTCCCTCGCCAGCCAGCCTAATAACCCTATCTGCATTACTACCACTACTCTTCCTCTCATTTCCAGTGGACATACCCTTCGTAGATCTACGGACGAAGATAGTGTGAGTAGTACCACCCATCTCTTCACCATACTCAAGGAGTCTACCATTCTTGCTACTCTTGAAGTCTGATGATAGGGCGCTATTGACGAGAGAGAAAGCATCAGCCTTGAGGGCAGGATGCATATTGCTCCACTCGACCTGTTTATAAGAGCCGTCGACGGCATTGATCTCGAACATGTAGATCCTGCCATTACTGGTGGCTGCGATATAAGGAGAGGTAGAACTCTTGACGACGACGCCGTACCCTTCGTCAACGAGATCCTTTGCGAGTTTGTCCTTGATATTCTCAAGAGAGGCTTCACCGGAAGAACCGAATGGACCATCGCTTTGACCTACCTGACCTGCTGGAGCCTCAGACACCTTAGGTGTTGACTTCGTACCTTCAGGTCCTTGAGGAGGAGTAGTAGAGTCGGTAGTACCATCTGTACCTTCCTCATTGCCCTTCTCCTCAGAGCGAGCTTCAAAACCGGCTTCACTACGCACCTCGGTCATTCGCATGCCACTGGTCATAACGGCCTCGACCTTATCCTTGTTGCCCATAATAGACTCAGCGATAGCCGTCCTACGATTCTCCTTGCCAGAGGACTTCATGGCATCGACGATGGCCTTAGCAAGAGCCTGCCTGGTATTCCCTGAGGATAGATCAATATCTACAACAACAGGTGCAGAGCTCTGAACATTACCTTCGTTTAGTCGCTTGGGGAATGTGATCTCAACTTGAGTTACATTACCATCAGCATCACGAAGAGGCTTAACCGAATAGACAAAGGAGCTGCCGAATACATTAGAGTACTTTTCTTCATAAACCCCTGAAGCCTCACCGTCTGGTGTCTCCATGGCCTTCTCAAACTCTTCTGTGAGCTTAGCCATGTACTCATCAGCCAGACTAGAGGCCTCGCTCTTGCCTGCTGTGCCTTGCACAAGATCAACGATCAAGTCTCGGCCCTTAATACCAACCAGTATAGGCTTAGGACCATCCTTGCCATTGATAAGAACGACCAGGTAAGTCTGTCCGTAGTTCTGAGCTAGGAATGATTCCTTCTCTTTTATGAACGCATCGATCTCCTTAGCAGCCTCATCAGCAAGAGCCTTGTTGTGAGTGGTACTTTTGATCGTTGGGGGATTGTCCCTATTTGGGAATGCAGTGACAGAGATAGCGACCTGGCCCCTCTTCAGCTCTTCCTCAACACCATTCTCGATATCCTCAGCATCGATAGTCTCATCTCCGCGTACACGCTTGACTTCGAATGGTGAGTACTTAACCTTGCTGATAGTTACCTTCGGAGCATTGAGATCTGAGGAAGAGAAGATATCGAACTTCTTGTCCTCAGTAGCTACAGCGCGAGCGTTGTTGATCAGGACCTGCGTATTGCCACTTGTCTTAGCTGGCAGGAGACCGATAGGGATGAACTGCCCTTGCTCGTCCTTCACGTAGACAACGAGAGGAGAGTTGCTGACATCGCCATTCTCAGATAGCTCCTCAGCAAACCCATAGAAGATCTCATTTCCCTTAGCGTTCTTGAGGTTGAGACCTACGTTCTTTTCCTTATACCACTTCCTTATCCTCTCTTGCCACTCTTCCGACAGAGAGGTGAGGTTTGCCTCATTAAGTCCAGGGTTGTAGGCATCCCATAGCGTGAGTCGTCCGGTGTGAGGAAGGGATGGTTTGTTTCCATCATCATCTGTAGGATCAGTAGCTGGAGATGCAGGAGGTGTAGATCCTGGAACTGGGCCCTCGTGTACAACACCCTTCTTGTTTGAGTCTCGACCCTTGTTGTTCTGTTCACTGCTACTTGGCTTGCCTACAGCATCCTTCTCAGCCTCTTTCTTCTTCTTTAAGTAGTCCTTGTGGGCAGCTTCAAACGCCTTCTTGACATTCTTCTCATTGACATTGATTATGGTGTTGACAATGTCACCGATAAGAGTACCGAGGCTAACTTCCATCTGTAGGCGATTCCTCAGATCGTCATACTTGAGGCTGAAACTAAACTCATACGTACCGAACTCTGTCTTGATCGATACTTCTATAGTAGCCTTTCCATCAGCAAAGGTGATAGACGTGTAGATATCAGCCTTACCATTCTTCAGGAGATTAGTAAGAGCGTTCTTGCCATGGAAGAGTTCCTTGAGGTGCTCTGATGCGCTTGAGTTAAGAATGCTAACACCACCTATCGATGCAGACTCTATCTCTCTCTGTGTAGCCTGATCGAACTCTATAGAGTCAACTCTACGACCAGCGTCAGCCCTAGCTGACTCACCTTGTAGGGTCTGGACTGGGGTAGTAGGATCCTGATTGAATAGATCCATGTTGCTGTCAATCCATTGGCGCACATCGTTGACAAGCTCATCGTTCTCAAATCCAAACGTAGTCTGAGCTAAGCCCTTGTTGTTTGCAAGGTTTTCAAGAGCCTTACCCATCAAGTACTTGTAGTCGCTGTAGCCATTATTGGAACCTACACCGATTACAGATGTGACCAAGTAGATGTAGTCCTCGATGAACTTCTCAGCTGCATCCTTATCAAGTCCAAAACTGTAGAGTATCCCCATGAAGTCTTCATTATTCATGAGAGTGTCCTTGATGGTATTGCGGACCGCAGACTTATACTTCGAGAGTCCTGACCCTTCACCTTCAGCGGCCTTAGCTGCTGCATCCTTTGCGGCATCAACCTCGTCACTCTCTAAGCCATTACCCTTAGCGCTATTCAAAGCGGCATCAACTTGTTCCGTAGTCTCACCATTCCTTACAGCATCAGCAGCATCCTGCTCAGCTTGCTTCTTCTCTTCCTCTGCTGCCTTTGCCACAAGTATGTCGGTGTTCTTCTTACCCTCGAGAATCTTGTCAAGAGCTTCTACACCTTGCATAGCTTGCCTAGCAAAGCTGAGAGCCAGCTTGCCGTTCTCAGACTTCTTCTCATCAACAAGGGTCATCTCAGCGAGCTTAGTGCCAAGCTCCTCGTTGCCGGCCATGAACGCAGCATCGATGTGAGCCTCATTGAGCTTAGCGAAACTCTCGAACCTCTGGATGAACTCATCCCAGCCACCAAGAGCATGTGAGAAGTCAGCCTTCTGGGCTTCCTCACGCTTCTTCTGAGCTTCCTCAATAGTGCGCATCTGCTTCTCCAGCTCCTCGATCGCCTTGTTGACCTGATCGATGTTCTCCTCAAGACGACTCTTCGTTTCCTTATTATCAGTATTGAGGTTCTTGCGCATGTCCTCGCGATCCTTGATAAATTCAGTGATTCGCTTCTCAAGACTCTGTACGACTTCCTTATAAAGACCAGCAAGCTCACCTTCAAACGTATCCATGTGTTCTGAAGAGAGCCTCCTGAGATGGTTGAAGCTAGCTGCAGCTGCTGCTATACGACTCTTATCTCTACCACTCAGATCACCGGCCCTAGTACCAAGGTTGAGGTACCTCATGGTATTAGTGTAGTCTACAGCGATGTCAGCGAGAGTGTGCTTCTGCTTGTTGATCTCACCAGCGATATCCTTGATGGCTTTCTCGGTGAGTTTGTCAGAACCTTCACCCTGGAAGTAGGCCTCCTGCATCTTCTGCTTCTCCTCAGGATCGAGTGTGTTCTCGATACGTTGCCTAGCGATACTGACAAGGGTAGCCTCATCAGTCTCCTTGACATCAAGGAAGTTGAGGAAGGGACGGAGATTGTCAGGCACCTCAGCGAATGGATCTGACTCAGACCTTCTTGCTTCCTCACGTGCAGCCTTGTCAGCTTCACGCTTAGCAACGGCAGCCTGATACCTGGCTTCCTTCTCTTCAGTGTTAGCACCGAAGAAGGAGGAGATAGCGTGACCCATGTCAGCACCGAACTCACGAGTAGACCTCATCATGTCAGAAGTCCATTGACCGAAGTTACGCTTGCTGAAGTTGGCCTGACCGATAGAACTATTGTACACTACGCTGAGCATAGTAGCCACGTTGTGAGCCTTAGTCAGCTCCTCTGCTGCAGCGGTCTCAGCTAAGTCACTAGAGGTCTGTGCCACCTGAGCCAAGAGAGCATTCATACGATCAGCTGAAGCCATAGCATCGACAACGCTCTGATAGGTCTCATGAACTACCTCAGCGTAGTTCTGGCCAAAGACCTCAGTCATAACTCTCTTTTCCTCATTAGTTAGATCGTCATGCTTGCCCTTGATCATCTTGGCCATAGCCTCGATGGCCTCATCAGAGGTGCGCTGCTTGCCACCGCTGTACTTGTAGTCTCGGTAGCGCTCTATACCGGAGAAGCCAATAGGGCTACTGTCATAGAGGCTACCTATACCACTAAGCCAGCTCTTTTTCTTTTGTCTTGCATCACCAAAGGCATCAGTCCTATGGCTGTCGTTAGCAAACTTACTACCCTTGTACATGGGCATGAGGAGAGTGCTGACGATGGCAGGGAGAGCCTCGTCAGTCCACGCAGAGCCAGAGAGTGTGGTGTCCCACATGCCTTTACCAATCTCACCAAGAGAGCCGAGCACACCGATAGAGGTACTATTCCTTTCTGAGATGGTAGAAGCGCGGAGCATCTCATCGACAGACCTCTTACCGATATTCTCTGCGCCCTTGCTGATACCACCCTGTACTACTTCCTCAATACCTTCTGCGGAAGCATTGATAAGCGTACTGCCGAGAGCACCAAGCCTACCAGCCTTCTTCATGCGGTTTGCACCAGCGAGCTTATCAGTGGCTAGCTCGTAGGTGTACTTATTCATGAAGGTAAGGAGGACGGTGTTGAGACCTGCAGTCCAGCCAGCTGCAAGACCATTGCGCTGGTCGATCTCGTCACTAGCGTTCTGTAGGATGGCCTTCTCAGCATGATTCTTGTACTCAGCTACGACAGCCTCGGCTGCTTTTGCAGCAGCGTAAGATGGGTTCTTGACCTGACCTGACAGCACCCCAGCGATCTCACGCTTGAGCCTGGGATCCAGATGCGACTTTGCCATAATGATATCGGTAAAGTCACTAAACTTCATAGCTCCGTATTTACGCTCATAGGAATAGAAGTCCTGATCGAAATCCTTCTGCATCATGGACAACAGTTGATCAAGCTGACCCTTCTTGCCTTCCTCAAGAGACTTACTCACGCCGTACGACTCTACGGCTGCCTCACTGAGCGCACCGTAGAAGAGTGAGGAAGCCGAGAACATCTTCCTGGTGTACTCAGATGCCTTGGCCCACCTAGCTGCAGCTGTAGTGGACTTAGCTAGACTACCAAGGCCTGAGAAGGCACCACCAAGTCTACCAAGAGCTGCTGTAGCCATACCACCATAGGTGAACCCCCACTGGCCTACCATGTCTGATGCAGCGTGCCAGAAGCCAGAGTCCATACCCCTACTAGCAAGAGACGCTTCAGCGCTTTGTATAGCCCTGTCAGCGACACCTGCAGTCTCGGCTAGGTACTTGTTACCTGCACCGAAGATATTGTACAATGCACCCTTACCTTCCTGCTGTACAGCATCGCTAAGCATGTAGTTAGGTGATACATCATTCCCACTGAAGAAGTAGTCAGAGGCTCCTCGTATAACGTCCGACCCAGCCTTGATAGACTGGGTGGCGTTAGCGAAGAGTTTATTCATAGATGCATTCATCCAGACCTCAGCCTTGTCAAGGAGGCCGTAGTCATCGCCCCTCGCCTTAGCTCTCTTCTCATCCTGCTGGATAGCACCTTCAGCATTGGGGTTGGAGCTGATATCTGCAAAGGGGTTCTCCTCCTTAGGCATGATATTGGCGATCTCCTTGTCGATCGCAATCTGCTTCTCCGCTTCATTGAGACCTTCAAAGCCATCGCTATCGCGAAGATTCCTAATGGCTGAAGCGCGGTACTTCTCAGCATTGATGTCGTACAGCTCTTGAGCTGCACGGAACTCATTATCTATGCGCTCCTGTGTCCTACGCCCAGAGCTGGACGTGATGTCTCGGCCGAAGATCGGCCTGAATACTTTTCTTTTTGCTCTTCCCATATTTATCTATTCTGTCCAAGGATGTCAAGTGACGTATCTAAGAATGACGGATTGCTCTGTGCAGCATCCATAACTATGTCCATACCTGCAACCTCATCTGGATCGATCGTTGCATTAGCACGCTTATTCTCTATTATCGACTGATACTTAGCCAGGAGGAGCTTCTTCTGCATGAGGGACTCTTCTGACGTGTTGAAGTCAAGTTCTGAGGAAAGACCCATGAGGTGCTGAAGATTTCTCGAGGTCGAGAGTGGTACTGCTATTGATGCAGGTGTCTTATCACCGCCATTGATATACTCAGCCTCGTAGTACCATCGACCATCTGAGTCCTGCATCACGCGGGCTGACTTAGGTCTTGTACCGCTCCTGAAGCTCTTGACAAAATTGTCGAGCTTCTTAGAATCAGTGTCGCTAAGCCTGCTCTTATAGTCATCACCATACGCACCAGAGAGTGCAGCGCTAAGGATATCGTTAGCTACGTCAGAGGACACATTGAAGCTACCAGCTACGTTATTCTTAGCTGTCATGCGGTACAGATTGTTATTCACATCTGCTGAGTATTGGATGCCAAGGAAGTTGGGGTTAAAGGAAACACCCTTACCATCCGCAGACTTCTGTGTTGGTGCTACCAGCTTATTACCAGTCCACGTGAAGCCTGCTTTCTGCAGAATCTTGGATACTGCTGGTAAGTTCTGACTACCAAAGGTCTTAGCATACGCTTCAGTAACGAGATCGTTCATGGCAGATGGAGTTCTTGATGATGCAGGAAGCCTATTGAACTTGTTTACCGCAGCTCGCCATGTAGAGTTTAAGAGGGTGTGACCAACTAAGCCAGAGCTGTACGTAGCCTTACCACCACCTCTAGCCTTGAGATCGATAGAGCCACCAGTCATATCAGGACTACCTGCAGCACCACCATCACCTCCTCTATGACCTCCACCGTTATGAGGCCTTGCAGCGTCGCGCGCCCTCGCCAACTTATCCTGTAGCATCATGATGGCCTCCTTATCCTCAAATGGTGTCATAGCGTCACCACCTGCAGCACCGATCATACCACGCTGTACGCCATGGACAAGAGCGAAGTTAGCTTCTGGCTCATCAAGGTGCTTCCTGATGTCCTCGCCATATGAGGACTTGACCTGATGAAGGACCTGATTGTAAAGCTCGGTGAGAGGATTCTTGGGATCAGAGAAGTGCTGGCCGATAGCCTTGTACACATCTTCAGCCTTAGAGCCCTTCACTGTGCGCAGGATCCTGGTAAGTCTATCGATATTCCCGATGAGCTTGAGATCCTGTGTGCTGTTCCTCCAAGCTGAAAGGTAGTCGAAGGCTCGCTTCCTAGCATCCTCACCAGAGAAGAGGAGGGGAGCTATCTTGTTAGGATCGTCAATGAATGATTGGATGGATAGGTCCTTACCAAGGACGACTGCAGAGGGATCCTGTAGCCTGGCCTTAGAAGCCATATCATTGTACTGCGCTCGCCTAGTGAGAGCGTCCTTGAGCTGGCTAGCTCCTTGTGCGTACTGACCCTTGAGCTTCACAAGGTCTTGCATCATTGCCCTATTGTATGCGCCATCAGAGATAACCCCTTCCTTAGCAATCCTATCAGCATACCCACTGAGCTTAGATAGCATAGGAGCGATAGTGCCCTTGTAGAAGTCACTGTTCTTATCCTCGGCAGATAGGGCTGAGGAAAGAGACATAAGGTCTGTATGGGACTGTATTGCGGTCGTGTAGTACTCTTCCTCACGCCTCGCTAGAGGCTCAATGATACGAGCCATCTGGTCGAATGAGGTAGGCTGCATTACCGCTGTGGTAACTGTCGTTTTAGCCATTATATATTATTATTAGTATCTCTTCAAAGGTACGGAAGAATGATGGCACTGTCGCCACCACTCTTCCATATCTGTTACTTGAGGTTCATAGGTCTACCAAATAGCGAGAGACCAGCAAATGTCGGAGAGTTCACCTCATCGTTCGGATTAGTGCTAAACAAGTTGTTCAACTTCAGTAGCTCCTTCTGAATTGTAGGGAATGTCCTTCTAACTATAGGGGGCGGTGTACTTGTTCCTACTGCCGCCTGAGGAACAGTCTGACTTGCGTTCTGAGGAGAAGCATAGTCTGGAGAGTACCCAGGTGTCCTTATGATGTTACCAAGATCATCGAAGGTGTACCCATGTACTGCAGCTACCAGCCTCCTGTTGAGAGCGGTCTCACCAATAGCGCTGAGGTTCATCGCGAAGTTGTTGAGGTTAGTAGACCTGGCCTGCGCATTTGCTGCTTCCTCAGCCATCCTCATCGCCTCAGACCTTTCAATGCCCTGCAACCTCTGCGCTGCAATCTGTCTGTTAGCCGCCTCCTGCTGGAGGATGAACTGGAGGTTCTGTGCTTCCTGTTGTCGGTTGAAGCCGATTACAGCCCTTCTCCTCTGATCGTTGAACTCATCAGCCTTGATCTTAGCATCAGCGATAGCCTGCTGTGTGTTATACCCAGAAGCAAGCAACCCAGCAACAGCACCAAGACCATTACCACTGGAGCCATTGATGATCGCGTTCCTCAGGGCATTACCCTGAGCGATGATCTTACTAGCCGTGTAATCGGTGTCGAAGGGCTTATACGTATCCTTGACGATCTCTGGTGTCCTGATAGGAGCTTCCTTAAACGTCTTCACGTACTCACGCTCGATCCTGTCAGCCCTGGAAAAGTCATCCTTATTAGTAGCACCGAAGGTATCACGAAGGACATTGAGACCTGATAGGGCTGCAGGAGCGTACCTGAGGAGAGGAGAGATAGCACCACCCTTGGCGAAGATCTGTCCCTGAGGAAGAGATGGTTGACTCATAGCCTTGATCTGTTCCTGTCTCTGTGCGAGCCTTGCCGTCTCAACTTCAAACCTACGCTTTTCGATTGGGTCGTTAGGACGCTGCTCAAGGGACTTAGCTAGCTTCCTCGCTGCCTTGGCAAAGCTCTTACCCTTGCTTTCTTCTAGTCGATCTGAGAACATATAGTTACCTACCTTAATCTCTCCTTCCTCAGCCAGCATAGGTTGACCTTCACCATTGATGCCGAACTGCACACCACCGTTGGGATTAGTCTCGTGAGTACCACCAGCGTTGAACTCAGTCACACCACCATCAGCAAAGAACTGCTGTTGAAGCCTGGTGTCATTACTCTTGTCCACAGACTGAGCTGCGGTGAGGAAGGATCTATTTACTTCATTGTTAGCGATAGCCCTCTGTTCATTGAGCTGACGCTGTCGCTCTCTGGCATCAGCACTGCCCTTGAAGGCACCAGCAATACCACCGATGAGGCCGAGACCTCCACCGATGATAGAGCCAATAGGGCCAAAGGCTGTACCTGCACCAGCACCACCAAGGATGCCAGATGCGATACCACCGATAGCATTACCATCATCTCTCACCTGAGAGTATGAGACTGAGTCAAGTGGATCGATAGCTTCCCATTGAGCCATGAGTGCATCATTGCTATCGACACCCACAGGACCGGTATGGTACTGCGCCTCCTTCTCAAGACCGCTAGTATCCTTTAGCTTACTGGACGTGAGGAAAGCGTCACGCACGGCAGAGATCCCGGAGATAGCCCCCGAGATCTTACCTGCTAAACGGCTCGCCCTTGCCGCCCTTATTTCTGATTCTGTCATATCAATCACTCGTAATAGTGAACAGTTATATCGTGAATGATGCTCCTGTAGAGCAAGCCACCATTAGAGTGGAGCCTGAGGTGCATCCATGGATTCCTGATACGATCCATCTTGAACTTGCTCTGCGCGTCTCGTGGGATCTGTATTCTGTAAATCCTGAACTTCTCCTTCATCACTGACGGATAGTTCTTTACAAAGGTAATCCCATAGCCCATAGTGCGCTGATACTCCGTCCACACGTCCATCTCTGTGAGGTCAAGGGTGATCAGCTTATCACCATCCCAAGTGTCACCACGGACGTCGAGGTTGGTGAAGATCTTATCCTCGCCTGCACCTTCAGGATTGACCCTGTAGTGGATGTACCAGTCAAGAGCTTGGTTGTACAGACCTGCACCATACTTCGACTCGTTATGCCAGAGATACCCATAAGCCAAGCTGTAGACCGACTGACCAAGGACGAACATCTCCTCAATCTTTTTATAGTCGTAGAAGGACTCAAAGGCCTGCAGCTCCTCATTGTAGCACAGCGTCTCATCCTTAGTACAGACGTGAATCCTATTCATCACCCCCTCTGAGAGTAATACAGCCCCTGTGGTGGCCGATAAATAGTCCTGCATAGACTTCTGCTTAGAGATGGGAGATAAGCCGTCAGAGAGGCTGTAAAGCGTGCTAGTGCGGTCGTCAAGGAGATAGAGTGCCGAAGCGGAATGGCATACCCTCCTCAGAGAGCCTGTACCGATCTCCTTAGACATGTACCTATGACCATCGACCTTACGGCTATTGCTGATCTCGATAGGCACACCATCAGATGCTTGGACCTGGACCCTGCTGTTGTAGTTGATAAGTCCTATACCCTGTCTCTGTACGAAGAACAGTCTGTCTGATGAGGAGAGGATTCTTGTGATACTACCACAGATACCATCAAGGGATGCTGTAGAAGCGCCACTGAAGTGCGTGTAGTTATCAATGAACTCTCCGTTCTGCTTAGTCTTACTCCATGTAAATGACGCTGGGTGATGTGACGTAAGCATGTAGTCAGGGATGATATCGTACGTCTTGAGGGTCATCCTGTCGTTGTAGACATCGTTCATCTTATTGACGTTGTCCATACTCATAGCCTGAGGGGTCTTGATACCGATGTTCCTATCATACCTACCAAGCTGGTTTACCCTAGTGAGGAGAGGAATGTCAATGATATCAGTCACCTTATTAGCTTCTGAGGAAGGGATAGTCTTGAAGAGCGTTGTCGTCTGATAGTAGGTGTCACCGCCTCCTGTAGCACTCTTAGCAATGGGCGTTACGTAAGAGTAGGACTCCCACCTGAGACTGTCGATGTCATACCCAGGAGCCTCTCTCGTCATCAGAGCGATGGGAAGGACCGAGTCAGTAAGAGGAGCCTTGACAATACTCTTTGAGGAGACAGGAACTTGGTTGTACCTGCTCATGAGCTTCTCAGCTGTTACCTTGAGGATCTCTCTCATCAGCCTCCTCAGGTTATCCCTGTCATTGCTTGACGATCCCACACCCTTAGCTATCTGCCCTCTTGACACGAAGGCAAGCCATAGACCTACAGAGGTAGCGTCAGTCTTGTAGAGCGAGTGCCTGAATGGTACGCCGTTAGAGTCAATGACATCACCAGAGTCCTTGGTGTATGGACTGATGATGCGCATCTTACCCTTCTTGTCGTCCATAGCCTCATGCTTGTTCCAGTAGACACCACCAGGAGGTGTAGCATAGTAGAACGTCTCCTTGCCGTTATCAGCGTCAAGGGTGAGCCAGCTGGGGAAGAGCTTCTCTCTCACTTCCTCAACACTCGAGAAGAAGGTAGTCGCTATATCAGCGTAGGACGTATCAGGGAAGTCACCATCGTGGAACTCGATAGAGACAGGTCCCCAACAGTTCTTAGCGCCACCGAGGTTAGCACCACCTTGAGGATCGAAGTCATGTGTGAACCACCTGCCCTCCATAGTATTCATGAAGTCACTCACGGCGCTAGGAGGAAGACCATCACGCTTAACCTCATTTGCGACAAGATCATCCTTGCTGAGCTTGATGACGAAGTGGTCTGACGTGCCGTACTTCATCCTCGTGGGACCGCTGATGCTAGATACTGACCTAGCCTGTCCCTTCCCATCAACACCAAGGAAACGCGATACACCACCCTTGATAGCTGGGAGAATCTTGTCTACCTCGCCAAGGTACGTGTCACCATCAACCTTCTGCAGTGATGCTCCACCATTCCTCCACGTAGAGGTCTTACCATTGAGCGTCCTCTCATCTGTCGTTGCCCTACCATACACAGAGAGTCGTGCTGTGGTATTCTCGACAACCTTACCACCAGATGTGTCCTTGGTAGAGAAGAGAGGGATAGCCACACCTACCATGTCAGTCTCAAGGCTTGACACCTTTAGAATCTTAGAGCCTGGCTCAAGCCTCGTCGTTGATCCTATGGTGGTAGACAATGAGGGCCTGAGGAGAGACTCATGGTCGTATGTGGTAGAGATATCACTCCACTTCCCTTCCTCAACCCTAGTATCTCTGTAGACGTATGACTCGATGGGAGCACCAAGGGTCTTCACGTGAAGCTGGATATCCTCATCGTAGCAGTCCTGGATGTCAGGGGTATTGAAGGTCTGTATCTCAGCACACACCCTTACCTGAGCTGACGCAAGACCAGCCGTAGAGGAGCTAGACTTGAAGAACGGCTGGTCTACCTCCTTCCTGAAGAGGGACTTATTCACGGTGAGATCACCAAGACTCTCTGGGAGCAGCTCATCACGTGTGATGGGCCTGAAGCAGTATGAGGAGAAGGCGTATGGTACACCGTCCTCCCTATCAGCTACCGTATAGAGGGTAGGAGAGAGAACGCCATTAGCGATCGTCCTACGCTCCTTCGTCGATGGATAATGGATGAGAACCCTGTAACCCACATAGTCCCCTACCACAGGAGGAGGTGATACTACAAGCCTTGAGGGAGAGTCGGGTGCTATGAACACACCGACAGGCACAGGGTTGGATTCCTGACCTGTCTTACTGATAAGCTGGATAGCCACAGGGTAATGCTCATACGGCATCAACACAGAGATATCCTTGTGACCCTTACCTGCCTGTCTAGCCCTAAAAGGTTCTACATCGACAGGGTTGAAGTTTATGCCACCTGCAGCATAGTGGTCCTTGATCGTCTTCTGTTCCTCCTCAGACAACTTAAAGCCGGGGATAGAGAGGTTGCCGAGGAACAGCGTGTTATCCTTGGCTGCGAGCGTAGAGGCGATGATCGTGTTGCTACCGAGATACAGGATAGCCTGAGGCTCGATGCTGATACCTGGCTGGCCGTAGTCGTGAAACTCTACACTAGTGCCAGTGACAGGGATAGAGTAGACGCGCTGCACGTCAGGTGTACCACCCTCGCTAGTCCTGAGGATCCTATACACATTGACGAAGTCAGCCTTCTGATCCAAGCCTGTGACCTCGATATCGAAGGAGCAATTGATAATGTCCTCGCCTGAACCACCACGACCATCAGAATGGGTGATGTAGTAAACGTCAGACTCAGCGAAGACCTTGGACTCCTTGCCATGAAGAAGAGAGTAGGTGAAGAGATAGGTGACGTTACCACTATGCAGCTTTGATCCACGACCCCAGCTCTGTGTGACACTTACCTCTTCCTCAAAAGATAGAGACCAGGTGTTGTTGATGTAGTCGACATCAGGATTGGTGGCTAGACGCTTGTCATGGATGTTAAGTGACCTTAGTGGATTGACACCATCAACCCAGTAGACCTTCTCAATGTCATCGCGCTCGACAACACCGATCATATCGACGTTATCGCTCAGGTTCATCTCGGTCTGGTAGATCTTCTTGATGTTCTCGCCATCGAAGACGAAGACCATACCATCATTGCCGAGCTTACTGAGGATGACAGCCTTGTCGCCTATCACAGTGGTAGCTACAACGCGGCCAGGGACAGAGCTCTTGGCTTCTGTCCCCTTGATGCAACTTATAGAGAAGAGCGTGTTACTGCCATCTGAGGAAATGCGGATATTCCTCAGCTCGTAGGCTAGATCGTTTGATGCCCTGGCCTCAGCGTGGTCTTGCGCCATGCCTCGAGCCATTAGGCGGATAACCTTCTCTTTCATCGTCTCTTGGTACCTATGTCGGAGAACCTAGCCCTGATACCGATCTCGATGATCTCCTCAGGTGTAGGCATCCTCTGTGATGCGAGGTACTGTCCTACGGCCCATGCGTAGTCTTGCTGTGCCTGGTGTGATGACTCCCTGCTGATCTTGTTATTATCGAAGAGGAGCTTGTACTGGTCCATCTTGATGTAGGCTAGGATAGCGTCAATGAGCATCTCATCCTCATAGACCATGGGGAAGCCATCCTCATCTACCGGCATAGCGAGATAGGAGATGTCGATCTTACCCTTCTCAAAGCCACATTGCATAACACCATTGCGTAGGGTGTACTCGTACTTCCCTATACGTCCACTCCTCCTCACCTCATTCATGGGGATGTGACCGATACGTACGGACTGAAGCCTGAGACAGTCCTTAGGCAGCCTACCACGGAAGGACTTGATCTCCACCTCGTCTTCATAGATATCAAGACTGTCGGGCTCAGCGTACTTCCTCGTGAAGCTAGCTACGTACTCAGCAACAGCCTCCTTATCCAGGGTAGCCAAGTTGGGATTCCTGGTCAACCTAGAAAGGAGGCTATCAATACCTATGTACCTGTTCATATATTAGTCTTTGTTCTTGTTCGCGGAGCTTTGTCTTAGCGCTCCTGTAATACTCAAAGAGGTAATGACGCATCACTGTGCGTCTCCTCATGGACTTCTTGCTACGCAGGATCAGCTTGTGCTTCCAGTCCTGCCTCACGAAGCCTTTGTGGCCGCTCTTCCTGATCTCGTTGGTCTTCGCCCAGTTGATAGGTGGTAGCCCTGTGAGCTTACCATTGACAAGTTTGGGCTCGTACTCCCTGAGCTCAAGGTAGAGGACTGCGAGATCCAAAGGTAGACGAACCATCCCTTCCTCAAGCAAGACATCAAAGAGAGCGGCGTTGAGGTCCTTCACTATGTCTATGAAGATACTTCTTTTCACCTTCTTCTTGAGGTCCTTCCTGAGGAAGGGATAGATCTCCTTACTTCCGATACTCTTCATCACTTAGCTTTCCTATTCCTCAGCTGACGAGAGATAGCTGAAGCAAGTGTGTAGATATCTGGGAGGTCGTCCATGCCGTTGTTCTTGTAGTCATCAGCATTGTACATCGTAGATAGTATATCCTTCCTCACAGCGTCTATGAGAGGCATCACTAGCCCTTCCTCAAGAGGAATGGTGATGTCATAGCTATCAGCGCACTCTCCACCCTGTCCTTCCTCAGACTGATCACAGAGGAGCTTCCTATCAGGGATGGATGCAGGCATGCAGGTGATACGTACCTCATTAAGGTACTTCATCCTGGGATCAAGACCTTTGAGCTTGAGATGCCTATCACCGCCGATAGTGCCGTAGATGGTCTTAGCGGCGAACTCACCTGAGAGGGCGTGCCTGAACCTATCTGTATTAGCTGAGCTGATGGTAAGCTCCCCTGCCTCGATGTTGTAGTCACCGATCATTGAGGGTAGCTTATCGACACTCACAGACTCAAAGATGTTCTTGCACTTGTCGATACTCTTCAGCTTGAGCTTGACGCACAGATCTACCTTGTTCTCACTACCTGGGTCCTTGCCATTGTACTTCTTCTCTATAAGGAGGGCGCGGTACTTGTCTATGAGGAAGGCGATGTGTGCGTCGGTGAAGCTGAAGTCATCCGAGCCACCCTTGACCTGATCAGTGATCAGTGATATGAGTTCTCTGTACGTTGCCATTACACTTCAATTCTAAAGGTATTGTCAGCGACACGTATCTCGCAACGCTGTGTCACCCTGAGCCTCTTGTTGGATTCTACAGGGTCATTGAGGATGAGATCGCCTGCGCCGAAGTCAACCCCACACAAAGATAGCTCTGAGGAAAGGATAGATAGCATCGACCTGTATTCCTCTACCGTGGCATATAGCCCTAGCGAGGTCCTGTCGATGATAGCTATCTCTATAGCGATGAGCAGATCCTTGTCGTCCTTGGCTTCTCCCTTACTAAGACCATCGTAATAGTCAAGTAGGAGATCTATGATTTCTCTATCGGTCATTGCAGCTACTACATTTCTTCTTCTCCTCAGCCACAGGTTCACCAGTCAGGGCCCAGAAGCGGTTAGCTGCATTGACATCGCCACAACGTACTGCAGCGCGCATACCCTCCATGAGGAGGATGGTGTCAATGACAGCCGACTTGTTATACTTACCTTCCTCACCAGCACCTATGCTCTTCCTCAAGCGACGATAGAAGATCCCTTCATCGTAGGTGATAAGCTGGAACTTGTTCTTGTCTAGACCACAAGGCGTGCTCTCCATAGGTGCACCAGCAAGCTCTACGTCAATGAGGAAGAGATCAGTGGCATTAGCGTTGATCTTGTCCAGTCTAAGCTCAAGACGTGCTCTCTTCCTCCTCAGGTCGTTATGAGCCATCTCAGACTCAGTAGGGAGGACACCACAGAACTCACGGCATAGGTTAGCTGTAGCAATATCCTTAGGGATGGCAGAGATATCCTGCTCATGCTTGACCTTATCCCCAACAGTGACCTTGACCTTCCTCAACCACATGTTGTCGTAGTAGCATAGTGAGGATACGCTGATGTCGATGATTAGTTTATTTACCCTGGTGTCTACCAGCAATTCATTGATCTCGATCATTTGTATTTAAGAAATAAGGGGGCCACCTACAGGTGTAGATGACCCCCAGATTCTACATGAGGTTGGTTAGCATTCGTCAAGAATGGCGACACCATCCTTGGCAGGATGAAGCTCCTTCTTGATAGCGTCCTTGAACTTACCATCAAGAAGAGCCTTCAGCTCGTCGTACTTGCCGTAGAGCGTGATATCCTTCTCACTGCGGAAGGTCTGAGTACCAGAACCGAGGTGAGCGTAGTGGATATCCAGAGCGTCGTACTCCTGCGTAGGATCAGCTACCATACCCACAGGGAGCTTGTAACCCTGACCAAGACCCTGGTACTCATCACCACGGAATCCGAAGTGGAAGCGTTCCATGTCTGCTACTACAGGACCATTGATCTCGTAGTTGTCAGCATTCGTGTAGTCGAGCTTGACGCGCTTGCAGACGATGTTCGTGTTGTCTGATGCACCAGTCATCATGACACGAGGCTTAAAGCTCAGCCTATACGTGGGAGCCGAGTGAGCGGGGTTGTAGAAGAACGTCTGATTTTCCTTGAGGATAAGACCGTTGATGTTAGTAGCGGCAGCCTTGAGCTGGTCGAACGTCATATCGTGCTTGACCTCTACAAGAGTACCGATCGTGTCCTCCGTGCCTGCAGTGTCGATGAAGACCTGAACGGCGTTCTCACGAATCTGATACAGCCTCTTAGCGAGATCAAGAACAGCGAGAAGGAAGTTATCCTTGTCGAGGTTGAAGCTACCATCGTAGTCGAAGTTGATAGACTCAGTGATCTTGTTCAGCTGCGTGTTCGTGTAAACGCCGAAGATGTCAACATAGATGTCGACATTCTGCTTTTCTACCGTAGACGTAGCGGGGATCGTGATCTTGTAGCAATCCTTGTGATGACGGAGCTGTTCCTTCTTCGTGAGGCGGATCTTGTTGATGCTCGCCAGAGGAATCTCGTCAGTGCGGACAACACCATTGTGCGTGCGATACTCGAAGTACATGTAGCCGCCCTCGTCATTGATGAACAGCCTAGCCTCACCGAGGTCGCCCTTTTCGGGGAGATGATCACTAGGACCAAAGCCAGTGGCCAGCTCAACCTTATTTGCGACATATACCTGTCGCACCTGATTAACCTTGTAACCCATAAATAATTATTTCCATGCGGCACGTGCTAGTTGCACGGCCTGTAAAACGATAGACCGGTGGAGGTACGGATTGAGCTCACTAGTGCGAGCCTTCGTCTCTCCATTTATTGTGAGCCCATCCTGGATATCCTCCAAGATGATTGGCTTTGGTATGCGAAGATAACGCATAGAGTAGCCAGAGAAATCCCTCTTGTAGATGATCTCTACCATGTCACCTGCCATAAGGCGCAGTGGCTGGATGGTAGGACCTGAGAAGGGATTGACAAGCCTCTTAGCGATCTTGTCGTGGCTTACTGGTGCGACTGTGATAGCGCAACCACCTACACCACTGACGTACTCATAGAGAGGCTGTATCATATCCTCTGGTGTGGCAAAGAACCTAGAATAGCTTGTCACGCCCTGGATGCCTTTCAGCTCCCTAGTCGTGGTCGTGACAGATGCTACAGCTTCATAGTCCTTGAGGAGAGTGTGCAGACGAGACCTGTTCTCATCGGAGCCGTCCAGACCAGGGAGATCCTCCCCGCCGATGATAGCGGAGAGGACCTGTTCCTGTGCTGTTGTCAGGAGGCGACTCTTCTCATACTCAGTAAGACCTGGAGCGCTGTTGCTCGACAGGTTGTTGTATAGAAGATCAAACTCGTGAGAGAGCTCCTGTACCGTCATGGTCTACTTTTCTGCTTCCTTAATACTAGCCTTGAGAGTCAGGAGCTCCTCCTGATTCTGAGGACGCGAGAGATATGCTGATGCATTCTCCAGCGTTGGCTCCTCATCTACATTACAAATGGGTGTGTTGTCCAAACGATAGAACTTACCACCCTTGTTGAAGATGAGCTTGAGAGCTGCAGCCTTCTTGATGACCACCATCGAAGCGAGGTTCTCATTACCTGCTACCTCAATGAAGCGCTTAGGCGACTCCTGTGCGACCTTAGTCAGCTTGTTGAGGAGGAAGGACCTATCAACCCTAAGGGACAGTGCAGCGCCTGTGAGACGCTCCAGAACGGCACGCATAGTGTCGCGGTCATCCCTGATGCCATTGAGGAGCATGATAGCGTTGATAGAGAGGTCTGCCTCTTCCTCAATGCGCTTAGCACGCTCATCCTCAAACGACAGGAGGTACAGATGCTCAGAGTCGGGGTTCTTCCTGTGTTCCTCAGCCGACGTAGCAATGATATGCTTGTTAGCTGCAAGGACCTTGTACTCGATGTACCCCTCAGGCGTGCTGAGGTCAATAGACTTATCCTCAGCATTGAGCTTGATAGAGTAGTTATCCCAGTAGTTGTTCACCCTGAGGTAGCTGGAGAGGGCATCCTTGGGAAGACCCATCAGCTTAACGAGACATTCCTGCTCTTCCTCAGTCAGAACCTGCACGTAGGATCCATCGATCTTAACAGGTACACAGATCGTCACTGTCGCACCAGGAGCCCTACCGGAAGCGAGAACGTGGTTCTTGCTGGTCACCAGTGGGGTCTTCTTGGGGATCATCGTGACGTTGACCCTCCTATTAGGTAGCGAGAACCCGCCCTCGTTCTTCACGAGGACGGACTCTTCGATGTTGGTTGATTTCTTTGCCATTTCTATTCTATGTATTCTTAGTTAGCCTTAGTCCCTGAGGATCGAGGGGATGAACGACATTACGCGCGAAGCGTCACGGACACATACACCCATCGTAGCGGTGCGAGTGAACTGTACGCTATCCTCGTCGTTAGCAGAGTGCTGGTAGGTACCACCACCATAAGCGCTCAGAGCGTGGCTCATCAGCGTGCCTGCAACATTGTACCTCGTCGTACCCACGATGACAGAGCGGTGTTCTTCTGCACCCTTAGGCTGTACAAGCTGGATGTTGGGGTTGTCCGTCGTACCGCAGTCGAAGAGGTCGAAGCGGTGAGAGAATGCCGTACCTCCCTGGGGGTGAGAGATCTTGTTACGAACGATGTCATCGTACATGCTGTCGATGTCGAGAGTGATCGTCACGCCGTTAGGAGCGCGGTACTCAGTGAACTGGTAGCCTGCAGCCATAGCGTTGTCGTGGTAAGGACTGTTCGTCCTCGTGACAGCGGGAGCGTTACCATCACCGATATAAGCCCAGCCCTTGACAGAGTCAGAAACAGCCTTGTGGAAGGCGATAGCACCATACTCACCGGTACGGAGGATATACTTACGTTCGCCGAACTCCTTGTTGTCGACAGAGAAGTCTACCAGTGCGCGTTCGAACATCTCGATGTTGAACTTCGTGTAGTAGTGCTGATTGCCGTAGGAGATCTGCTCGTAGAGACCTGCACCTGTCTTGATCTTGTTACCGGAAGCACCGAAGAGCGTGAACTCACCGTTAGCGCCCTTGGTGGAGCGACCATAGGCAAGCATGTTAGCCTTCATTTCGCGGAACTGGATTTCAGCAAGCCACTCGGTGTAGTGTACCCATGCTTCCTTGATCTCAACCTTGTTGCCGTTGTCGGGATCGATGAAAGGATAGAGGAACATCATACCGCTGTTCTCCTTGACGAAACGCTCAGAAGCGACCTTGTAGTCGAGACGGATGTTAGTGAAGTTGTTGCGCATCCTGTTAGCCTCACCGAAGCGGATACCGCCAACGCTGCGAGACATTTCACTCTCGATGATCGTGTGAGAGTAGCTGAATCTGCGGCCTTCCAGAAGCTCCCTTGCAGGGATACCATTCTCATCACCGTTAGCGAGGACTACGCGGTAGACAACCTGCGAGCCTTCGTTGACAGGGTGATCCTGGATGTGGAGAGGATAGACTTCGTTCTTCTCACCCATGATGATCTCACCCTTGAAGAAGTAGTCCTCGGGGAAGACCAGGTAGAAGGGAGAGAAGTTGCGACCGACGTTGCCGTAGTTTTCGTCGATGATAGCACCGCTCTCGTCGCGAGCCTGGATCAGAGGGATATTACGCCTATAGCCGCCGACGACGTCCCACTCGTAGTCGTTGGTCGTTTCTACGTACTTGATGGGGAACTTGCGCAGGAAAGCCTCGAGGTTACTACCCTTTGAATTTCGTGACACAAGGTTAACCATAAAGTCCGCCAGAAGCTGGGGAGAGCGATAGCCGATGGATGCGAGGTGGTTCTCGGTCGTCAGACCAGTCCACCCAGAGGTCCTTGCTACCTGTAAGGGCTGGAGCCCATTCTGAATTAACTTACTCATATATTACTATCTGATTTTAACAGGGGTGCCATCTATCAGATGTGCGATGGGCCCACCACTGCTGACTAATTGCGAGTTACCACGCCTCTCTGGCGTGCGTAGCTTTGCTTCCAAGGCAGACATCTTTGAGGAGACCTCCTTCTGTACTGCCTTTTGGCCGATCTTAGACAAGTCCTTGAAACCATCCGTCAGAGCAAAGAGCACGCCTACATTGCGAGAGAATGACACAGGGTCACTCTGCATGGCGTACTCTAGTGCGGTGAGCGTCTGTCCAGTGGACTTATCCTTATATGCTGGTTCTGTGAGAGCCTTATATGCGAGATCACGGATAGCGTTATCTACACCAAGCGTCTCATAGAAGGAGTTATCTTCTAACACAGCTGAACGGAGAGCCTGTGCGTGCATCTCGATCTGAGCCTGCTGTTCCTTAGCCTCAGCTTCACGCTGAGCAAGGAGGTTGTTATAAGACCTCACGTAGAAGTCCTTGCAGTCTTGAAGGGCATCGACAGCGTCGGCTACATCTGTGCCGGCATTGATAGACTTTTCTACCTCGCGCTTTGCCCTTTCCTCAGAGAACCCCTTGTTGATATATGACATGTAGATAAGCTCACGTCGGGTGGATTCAGCTTGCGCATCATTTTCCTTGGTGAGCTGGTCCTCGTCGATACTGCTCAGGGTATCGATAATGTTAGAGTACTGCGTGTACTCATCGACAGTGACGTTTGCAGCCATAGCCTCCTCAAAACGCTTAACCTTATCGCCAGCGCGGTTAGCCGCTTCCTGGTCAATAAGGTCTGAGAGTTGGTCTGGGGTAAGCTCTCCGCCAATCTCCTTGGGGTCGATGAACTTGAGTACGTTTCCCTTTACGAGGTCCTGAGCAAATGCGGAGTACACGTCTCCGCCAAGGTTATCACCTTTGACTTCTTCCTCATGGATGGGTTCTACGCCTGGTTCTTCGGGCTGCGGTACAGCTGGTTCTTCACCTTGCTTAGGCTCTTCCTGAGGCTCAGGTTCAGCATTGCCATCTTCTGGAGTCGGCTCGCTGAGCTCGCCTCTGAGGAAGATATCAGGAAGTCCTACTGGCCCACCTGAATTGACATCTGCTAGACCTTGGGGTTCTGCAGGCTCTTCGTACCTACCGTCCTCAAGACCAAATGAAGCAAGACTAAATTCTTCTGGATTCATGTTCTTTCTCTTAATATGTACTACAAGGCTCAGAAACGCGCTCTGTTAGCCTCGCGTGATAAAGATATATATTTCCTCACCTTTTTGCTGAGAAGCCTTTAGGCGGGCTGTGAGGGCCTCAGACGTGGTCTTAGAGTCTACAAGTCCACCGACGACCTTATTCTTACCTACGAGGATACAGCCAGACGTATGGCCTTTATTGTTCCCTGCGTGAATAAGAATGCCGTCAAAATCGGGAACATTGAGGAGACGAGGAAGTTCCTTACCGAAGTGTGGGGACATATTGACAACGACCTTGTACTTGCCATAGGGGATGGCGGTCTCATGCATGACCTTACGCTCGCCATTGTCAAACCTGCCATTCTCATTCAGGTCCCTTACCTTATCCTCTAGCGTATCACAGAAGTAAACACCATCGATGTATAGCTTACCGATAGTGTACGTCTCTTTGAGTGCTACTCTCTTTAGTTCAATCTTCATAAGCCTTAGGGTATCTGATCCGCGTTAGCATCGACGTTCCTTGTCGCTTCCTTCACGAGGCTTGCTAGCTCGGCGATCTGAGCCTTGAGATCTGAGATCTCTTCCCTCTGCCTGCTGATCTCCTCGCGCTGCTTCTCGATGCTCTCACGCTGTTTCTCGTTTTCCTCAAGGAGAGCTATAAGCCTCCTCTTGTTGTCTTCGGAGAGCGTCTGATAGAATTCAAGGCTCTCCTTCATGTTAGCTACCTCGATCGCTCCGGTCTCCGCTTGGTACTTCTTCTTGGTGAAGATGAACGTCACGAAGGCACTGATAGTCGAGGTGACTATGCTGATAATACTGCTAACGATAAACTCATGCATCTTTAATTAACAATCTCAACGAACCTACTACCTTCCTCACTAATGTAGGGGTTCAAGTCCTTAACGTCAACGATGACCTCCGTGCTTCTTTTCTGGAACCAACGGATGAAGAAGATCTTCGATGGCTTGCGAATAAACCTGCGTGTATGTACTACGATGTGCTTCTTTGATAGCACCGACAGGTCCGTTCTTAGAGTATCTGGGTAGCGTAACGCCAACCTTAGCTTGTACCATTCATCTCCTAAGATAGTATCTAAGGAGACCCCAGGGGCAAATATAGTATCGCGCAGGACCAAGGTATCCTTAGTCGAGAATGCAGACCTGAACTCAGCCAGAGCCTTCAAGTCCTTATCCTTAACCTTTAGCTCCTTCTTGGTCTTGAGGAGAGCGATGCTGATGCTATCACCTCTCTGCTCAAGCTCGTCGATAGTCATCTTGTATAGCTTGCTCTGATTCTTCAAGCTATCTGATGCTGCTATCTCTGCGCGAAGATTTCCATACGCTCTCTCTTCCTCAATGCGAAGTCTCTGGTTTTCGTTCCTGAGGAAGGAGGCGTACCCTACCGCCGATAACGTGATAGCTATCAACAGTAGGATTACGTTCACCTTCATGGTCTTTATGCTTCTGGTGCCTTACCGATTACGAAGAGATGATTCTTCTTCTTCCTCGTAGCCTCAGTAAGAGCCTGGTATGCTTCAAGCGAGTCAACAAACGTGATCTGATCCTCATGTGCAGGAGCGGACTCCAGCTGAGAGATCTTAGCCTGCAGCTGCTGGATCGTAGACTCAAGGGTAGCGATCTTGCCAGCGTTCTCGTCAGCCTTACCCTTAGCCTGGCTAATGGTCTGCTTCTGCTGGTTGACGGTGCCCTCGATAGACTGGAGCTTAGTCTTCTGAGCCTCGAGAGTCTGCTTGCTTGCAGCCACCTCAGCAGGGTCAGCGATCTCCCTCCACTTACCGGTTGTTGCATCGAGAGTGTTGGAAGAGTGGAAGACATAGTGCTTCTTCGTTTCCTTACAGAAGGACATGTGACCCTCGTCGATGGTGTCGACGACCTGCTTCATATCCGACAGAGTGGCGAACTGGTCGCGCTCGAAGTTGGGGAGATCCCCTTCATAGCCAAAGGTGATGGCTATGTTCTTGAAATTACTTGCCATGTTTATTACTTAACAAAAGTGAATGGGATTTCTTGACGCTTTCTCGTGGAGCCGAATGGTGCGGCGATGGTGTAGACGAGGTAGTCAACACCATCAATGCTTACCGTGGTCTCATCGAAGTTCTCCCTGATATCATCATTCGAACCATCGATGATCTTGGTGACAGCACCCAGACTCTTGGGATATGCATAAGAGAACTTTGAGTTCTCGTTAGACACTACAGTGATCTGCTTGAACACCTCTGCAGGTGAGGAAGCGACAGTAGCCGTCAGAGCCTTGATGTCAGCTGCAGTGATAGGGTGCCCCTCCTCACCGATACCGCTCCTGTGAGGGTACTTTCCGAGGTAGGTAGTGTAGGTCTCAGTTACAGGCCTCTTCTTCCTACCTACGACCCTGTAACCGGGCTTAGCTGGCTTGGTGACAGTCCACTCGCCATACTGAGGATTAGCCTGTCGTACACCATCGATGAGCGTGTAGGTGACATTGCGCTGACGCTCACCGACTACAGGCTGGATAGTGACGATGACATCCTCGAAGGCGTTGTTGTCGTACTGGTCAGGTCCATTAGGTCCTGGCTGGATAGGTTCCTTCTCTACGATCGTCTGCGTCGTGACAACAGGACGCTTCTTAGCACCACGCCTGCGCATCTCTGCAACACCTGGGGTATGGACATCACTCTTCGTACGCTTGGTACCGGTAGGCTGACCATTGCGGTACAGCTCTTCCTCAACCACGACACGCTTGCCGAGGACAGCGGTGCGCACTACAGTTGACTCATCAGCGTAGAGCGTAGGATCGGTAGCTGTGTCCCATTCTACAGGCAGAGGAGCATCGAAGGTCGTCTTAGCGGGAAGCTCACGCCATTCCTGCACGACATTCTTGGAGATGAGGAAGCTGGTACCATTGTTGTTCTGGATCTTGATGGTGTCGTCATCGACCCACTCGCCAGAGACGGCATAGACATCCTGCTTGCGCTCAAGCTCTGCCTGCTTAGCCTTGACAGCCTTCAACTCGTTAGTCAGGTCCTCAATGGTCTTGAGGAGAGAAGAAGGATTGAAGATCGTATCCTTGTCCTCCTTGTTCTCAAGGACCTTCACCCTACGTTCCAGAGCTTCGAGATTGCCGTTCTCAACAGCAAAAGGTACACGCAGTACCTCATCAAGGGATCCGTCAGTATCAATCTCAGGGCTAAGGCCTACACGGAAGACAAGCTCACCGTTCTCATAGACCACGCTCTTGAGGCTCCTGTCGGGAGCACCCTGTCGCTGGCAGATACCTGAGGCACTACCAAACTGCTCGAGCTTGTGGACGAGCTGACCATTACGCATGTAGCTAACCTTCATGAACTCACGGAACGTGCCGGGAGCATCATCGTTAGGCACAAGGTAGATCACTCCTTCCTCAGCCATCTCAGGTGCGCCAAGGAATGCCCTGGTCTTCACCTCGTACCTGAAGAGCCCATCGATCTTCGTCTGAAGAGCGTGGAGCTTTCCGCGGTCGTCGACGAACTCAGTGATGAGGTTCTGACCCTGCATCCTGATGTTGTAGGGCTTGTAGAACGTATCCTTGTTTGCGCCGATGGGAGACCAGTGCTTAGGATTGGTGATCTCCTTACAGCCATCGCTGCAGGAGCCGGTGTACTGCCTCGTAATAACCTGACCTGCACCATCTACCATAGTGATGACGAGCCCGCGACGACGAACGCCACGAGGGATCTGCCTAAGGGTATCCTTGAGGCAGCCTCGCCAAGGGAGATAGATATGGTTGGCCATGGTGAGCACATGATCAAGACGCTTGCCGGTGTACCCATCAAAGACAGCCTGCATGACGGTCTGAGGATAGACAGGCTTCCTGCTCTCTACCGAGCAAGGCGTTTGCTCTATGCGCCTGTAAAGCTGTTCGACGTGGACCTTCTTAGGCTCACGCTCAGGTCGCTTATATACCTCCTTGTTACATCCGCAACTCATATTCTATAAAAAATCTGGTTCTTCTTCTTCCTCAGTGCATACGATGTAGTCCTCAAGGCTCTTGGTGTCATTGCCGATGTAGACTCTCCATCCCTTCCTCATGAGCGAGGCCACCATACCACCAGTCATGTAGGCTTCCCACTTTTCAGGGATCCTAAGACTGAAGGATGGACCGAGAAGGAAGAGTTCGTCTTCCTTACCATTTACGTAGAGAGACTGATCCCTCATGTTGTTGAGGAGATAGACCACAGACTCTCTGTCAAGAGACTCAAGGTTCCAGTCTGGGTTGTTGGTCGTAGCCCAGTCAGTGACAGTACCTGCGAAGTTGTAGTCCCTATTACCAAGATTCCTAAGCCTCAGACTTTGTATCTGGCTCCTCAGGCCGCGATAGCCAGGCCAGTTAACCTGACCAGGAGGACAGTGGAAGGCCTGGTACAGCTGAGCATCGGTGTAAAGATAAGTACAATCGATGATCGGTTCGATGACAGCCACGTGAGAGTACTTACACATATAGGAGATACCACCGGTGGGATTTACTGACCAGCGCTTCTTGTCCTTGTCGTAGTCATCCATACCTGGGTACCACACGGAGAACGCCACAGGATCAACCCTACGAAATCCGTGCTCATCATAGAGTGCTGGGTCTTTGATCGTGATCTTACCGTAGTCACCGAATGATCCGTGACCTACCATCTCAGGAGTAAAGCCATCCTCCTCAGCATTGAAGACCCTATTGAAGACCTGCTCAGCGAAAGCGCCAGAGAAGTCTCGGCAGTGCCTGAAGTTAGCCTTGAGGAAGAACTCATCATAGCTCTTCTGGTTGAGGTAAGAGAACTTGAAACAGTCCGCGATGGTGGTAGGCACTAGTCCAAAGTAAGGATAGTCAGCTGACGCATACTTCTTACCCTCATAGCCAATCTTGAGCTTACAGGGAGAGAAGTACACCTCATTCTTCATTCGCTCAGGATCAGTAGTAGTACCACGCACACCCTTGAACATTGCGTGACAGTTATTGATATGCCCTGACTTGAACGTGATACTGGGGTTCACCTTAGCGCAGGCAAAGGCAGCCCTGGCAGAGATACCATCAAAGACTGATGTTGCTGGACCTGGGTCCGCCTGAATGGTCATCTTCAGCTCTTCCACCTCTGCAGGCATGTGATTGCCTACATTCTCAAACTCATTCACACTAAGACCACCAAAGTGCATACCTTCATTACCAAGGAGGTAGTCAATGTTGCCATTGATAGGGTACTTTGCCAGAGTGTCCTTGAGGAGGAGAAGGATCTTCTTAGAGTGCTCATTGCGAGGGAGAGCATACATCAGCCTCAGCCATCCACCAAAGAGTGGGTCGTGGTCAGTAGAGAAGTTCGTCTCTGGGTCTACGCAACGATAGAATGCCAGATGTGGCGCGTTCTTCAACTCGTAGAAGAGTGGAATCCTCGTCTCCGTGTCTTCATCACCTCTCCTCAGCTTCATATTGAAGTGGCAGAGGTGATACCTAAGGACAGGATAGTTAAACCTCCAGTTCTCGAACTTATCAAAGATCTCCTTTGTAACTACACTTTGAGGAACACCTGCTTCGATGATATTAAACATCAGCGCTACGCCAAGGTCAATCTCCCTATGGTAGACGTGCTCACCGCCAGAGTACATATCAAGGACTAGGTTCTCCCAGGGATTACCCTTGTAGTCATACCTTGTCAGCTCCCCAGCCTTAGAGATACCATCATAGAGGATCAGTGGGTCTACCTTCCTCAGCTCCGGCACACTGCGGAAGATGAGGTTGGGCATATTAGCCACAACCTCCTCAGATGATGCACTGCCAATGACAGTGCCATCAGCCACAGTGATACCGCTGCTAGACCTCAAGAGATTCTTGGTAAGAGCCTTGAGGGACTCTATTATGTTTTCTTTAGATATCATAGCTGATTATTAAAGATGATCACTATATCCTTCATCATGGATGTCCTTGACAAGTACACTCACGCGCTGGTCTCCATTGGGTAGAACTAGCGTGTACTGCACAAAGGCAAACATGCCATTCTCATCTGGCGTATCACCATAGAAGTGGTATGCTGATGGGAAGCGGAACTCTTGTGTCGTGTACTCTGTAGCGCCAGATGTGTCGATACCCATCTTTGCGCCGAGAGTCTTGAGGTAAGAGACAACTTCAGCCTTCGGTTTATCGCTATGACTGAAGTCCGAATTGCGGAGCTTATATGATGCTTCATCCCTCTTCTTTAGATCAGTCGTAGACATAAAGACGAAGTGCGTGGACACTGGAGATGAACCATTGGACTTGATGGCATTTGCAATGACGTAAGCATTGTTATCACCAGACGTATACAGACCAAGCACTTCACCGCCAGTGTAACCAACAAGAGAATGTACATCATCGACAACAGCCTTAGGCTGAAGATTAGAGTCGTACTGCAGGAGCGCGAACCTTGGGTAGAGAGAGTCTATACCTCCAGGCGTGTTAGCTCTCTTCCTGTAGTCCTCCGCATTGACGGTAAGCTCCTGGAAGGTCTTGCCACTTGTAGAGAGGACCATGGTCTTCCAGTAGGAAGGCGCACCAGCTACTGGCTTAGCTGAGCTGCCGCCGTTCTGCATATCCATCCAGACGTACTCACCAACACGTGGTGTCCACTCTGGCTGCCCTTCCCTACTGTCATCTACTATCGTCTTACTGACGATCTGACCGTTAAGGGGCGATCCAGGCTTGACGATTCGGCAGATCCTATATTTGATTTTTGCCATACTTAAAATTACGATTAGTATTACGACTGCTACTGCGATCTGAAACGCGAGCTCCATCATGCATGGAATTTGATAAAGCCATATCTCCAGCCATCTTCATCCTTCCTCAGGAGCCTAGAGGCTGTGTAGGTAGAGAAGGTAGGACGCACTTCAACGGTAGCACTGCCAGAGAAGGACGAGCCATCAAGGAACTCAATGGTGTACATCACTTCCTGAGTCGGATAACCTGATGCGTTGGCGTTAGGCATCATGAGATCTCCCCAGTTAGCTTCCCTGGAGAGGATAGCTGAGTTAGCACGCCCATAAGGAAGAGGAGCGGATGACTGGACGAACTTCTCGACCATAGCTGGGCTGTTGAGAGACAGGTCACCAATCCTGTTAAGCTGATCTGGTGCTACCCTTCTAGCCGTAATAGCTAAGAAGTCCCTATCTCCAGTGCCGCTAGGGATGAATACATTCGTCCTGCGTTCCTCACGAGCAGCGTTGTTGAGGATCTGTCCCCAGACGAACTCATCGATGTGAAGCCTTCTACCTGCAGAGCCATAGAGATCGAAGTTGCCGATTGTCTTGTTGTCAGGGAAGTCATAGGTCTCCCTGTCGAGGTGAGGCCTGTAGTCAAACCTGAAGGAGCTCTCAAAGTCACCACACCTGATCTTCAGCCTGCTGACATTGTCCTTCAGCTTGTTGAAGGTCTCGTCGGTGATATCGAGGTAAGATCCAAGCTGAGGGCGTACAACAGCGTTGTTCATGCCGTCATTGGTAGCCTCTGCCTGCGCGACAAGATGTACGCCTACGCCGATATGACCACTGTACATCTCCTCAGAGATAAGACTCTTGATAGCCTCCTTGTCGGTAGTAACAGCTCCACCGCCACCACCGCCGCCTTCATTCTCGTCGGCATTGCGGTAGTTCACCACAAGCCCATGGAGCGGATGTCCGGGCTTGTTGATTCTGCAAATTCTAATTCTTGACATACTTGACAAATGGGAAGTTAGACGTTCTTGCTGACAGTTCTCTCACGATGGTAGCCTTATCCACTACAGTGCAGAGGACATCGCTATCCCTATTGATAGGACCGAGGATGCCTACGCGCTTGTAGACGAGCGTGGTGCGACCATCCCTCACCACCTCACAGAGGGAGTACGTAGCGAGCTCTAGGCGTGCGTACTTATCGAGGAGTGCGTCGATAGTCTTCTCATCGTACCTACGTGCCTCGCCCTTCCTCAGGAGTACTGAGAGGACACCACGAGTGCCGTTGGGGACAACGTCCTCTACAAACTGCACCACATCCACGTAGTCGACAGGAATCTCATCCTGAATGATAGGACTTACGAACTCTTCAGGACCGCACTTCTCGTTGGGCTTGTCGCGTTCAGGCATCCTAGTTACAGACAGGATCTTGCCAAAGTCCTTTCTCTTTCCATTACCTTCCTCACAGACCTGGTATGCGTAGATCCCCTCTGGTAGTCCAGCGTGATACGACGCAAGGTTATAGTCTGCGCGATTGAGGAAGACGAACGAGCAAGAGGGCTGTGAAGGTTGCTCTGGTTCTGGTTGAGGAGGGTTAGGAGTAGGATCCGGCTGTGGTGTAGGAGGCTTAGGCGTAGGATCAGGGGTAGGGCTAGGCTCTGGGGCTGGTACTACACCACCACCGCTGGTGAAGGTGTACAGCCATTCCCACGTATGCTTATTGTCGTAAGAGACATAGAGCTTATTATCCTCTACCTTGAACCTAGGCGTGATACCAGGGGCACCATCCTTACCATTAGCGCCGTTAGAGCCGTTGATACCATCACGACCATCACGACCGGGCCTTCCATCTATACCATCCCTACCAGGACGACCTTCTGCGCCATCACGACCGGGGAGACCCTGTGGACCACGAGCGCCATCAGCACCTCTCTCACCGGGATCACCCTTATCACCCTTCCTCACTGCATCGATGTACTTGGGATCACCTTCGACATCTACACAGATCTGGTCCATACGAAAGACCTTGATGATAACGTTCTCGCCGACGCGGATCTTACCATTCTTGAAAGCACCACCGCTGGTGAGGTCGAGGACAGTGTTACTAGGGATGTTGATAGTCTGCCCATCAAGATCGTAGGTATAGCGAACATCATAGATGGTGTTCTCCTTATCGATCATGTGCTGCTCGAGGAGGTTGGTCTTGTCGACTATGTTCTTCCTCATGTAGACATACCCATACCCGAGATACTCTTCCTCGGAAGCCTTGCGGTCTGCGAAGGACAGCTCGTTCTTATCGTTGAACTTCAGGTCCTCACTGTTAGGAAGGATGCCAGTAGTACGGATGCCAATGAGGTAAGCGATGACCTCAGGGGAGAGATCCTCAATACCGATGTTACCCTTTGCGTACTGCACTGCTTCCTCAAGCATACACCTCGTGACATAGGTCTGTGAGATCACATGACCCTCACTGTCGGCGATAGCCCTGTCAGCGATGATCTCCTCAATAGGCGCACCGAAATACTCGGTAGGTTCAGAAACGATGTATCCCTGCCCGGAGATGAAGTCCTGGAAGGGATTAGTGCTTGATGCTTCCCAGAAGCCATCAAGACGACACTTGTACATCGTGGAGGTGACGAGCGTCTCACCCACGAAGGCGTGATCGCCTACCCTTGGACGACGGACAGCTACCTCAAGCTCACGCTTGGTGCCGAAGAGTCCCTTGAAGGAACTTGATCCTGAGGAGAGCCATTCCCAGTTACCCACGTTCTTAACATCCTCAGATCGCGTCGACGCACCGATGTACCTCACCACTTCCCACAGACCTGAGTCCATATCGAAGTATGAGTAGACAGATCCCGCCGTCTTGAACGAGGGGATCTGCTTCTTGTCGACGTAATCCATCAGAGCTTCGATAGTCCGTACGCTAGGAGGCACGGAGTGGTAGGTTGACTGATCCACAGAGAGGAGGTCCGCTACCGTGGCCAGGACATTGACGTTGCCCTGCACGATAGGAATCTTCTCATCTCCTCGGAGTGGGGCGGACTCTGGGAAGTCCGTATCCCTCCTACCTGTAAGGGAGGTCATCTTATCCCTTAACTCGAAAATGTTACTCATATATTAACTACTTCTTTTTACCAGATACCACCTTGGCACTGGCTGCCTTTGCAGCTTGCTCCTGGATCTCCAGTTGTCGCTGCTTGTATTTGTTGTTCGCTTCCAGCTTCTCCTTCTCGAGCTTCATCTTCTCATCGAACTGCCTATCAGACTGCTCAAGAGTCCTCTGCTCTTCCTCAGAGAATACGTCGTCGTCGATACGGAAGATCGTCTGACCGAAGCCGAACGCTTCCTTCATCTTAGCAATCTCAAGCTGGGCGTCCACTTCACGTTGACTAATTCGGTCCTTGAGATCGAGCTCAGCCATCTTGAGCTGCATTTGCTGTTCTGCAGCCTGTTGTTCAGCTTGCTGTTGAGCCTGCATCTGCTCAGCCTGGCGTTGACGCATAGCCTGCTCACCTTGCTCAATGATACTTGCCTTCTCAGATATTGAGGTAGACTGGTAGAGTTTGATGATAGCAGAGAAGTCAATGGCCTGATTTTGGAGAGCGGCCTGAGCCAGCATATCCAGCTTCTGATTGATCTCCATCGTCCCACGAGAAGAATCAATAGTGATACCATAGTCGCACTCTGCAAACTCTTCTCCTCCGACAGACATGATCTGCCTAGACTGGTCTGGTAGGATGTACTCAAACTTCTTTGACCCATAGCGTAGTGAAATCTTTGCAACCTCAAGGAAGCATTCTAGCGCGCGCTTCTTCACATCCTCGTGGATAGTGAAGATCCACTCGGTGATATACGAGGACTGCAGCGTGGCGCGCTCGACACCTCCTACAGTCTCCCTATTGTAGATCTGACCTTCTCGCTGTCTTGAAATACCAGCCACGTCAGCCATCTCCTCCTTGATAGAGGCTAGAAGCTGGACGTGGTTCATGATCGATGAGGAGAGGTCAAGGTCGATAGAGGCAGCTACGTTGTTATTCAGCGCGCCGGCTAGCTTACCCTTAGCTACACCAACCTTCCCTTCCTCAAATGAATTGGTCACGACCATCTTCATCTTCCTCAGAATAGACCACCACTTCTCGTACTTCATCTCGGCTGGGAGCTTAGCCATATCCAGCTGGACTACCTTACCGATATTGTCGTAGATGATCTTGTTGAGCTTGTCATGCACAAGGTTGTACATGTAGCTATACGGCTTCATCATATCGACGAGGGAGTAAGGCTTGTCCTCGCTGAGGTTGTAGATACTACCTACTATACCGAAGTGGCACTTGGAAGGATTAGACAGCCTGTTGAACTGAATCTTCCTGGGACCGAGGTTAGCGTAGATGTCGTCTCCGATGAGTACACCTTCCCAGGCCTCGTTGATATACATGATCTTCGCTGTCTCACCTGCGAGCTCATCTACCTTGTAGTCACTGGGCATTAGGGTAGACACCTCAGCACCGGTCATAGGGTCGATAGAGGTGATCTTCTTCACCTGCCTGATGGACTTCCAATAGACCTGCATGACGCGGACGTTTCCCTCAAAGTCGTATGGTGTCAATGAGGAAGCCACAGTAGACCCATTATAGATAGCCGTGTCGTTTGGTCCAGAGTAATGGATACCAAAGCGACCGAACATCTCTGCGACGGTGAAGTTATCTCCTTCACCACCTATAAGTCCTGAGGAAGAGCCAGAGTGTATCTTATCGATCTCTTCCCTTGACAGGTTATCTCCATAGATATCTAGGATGCGTGAAGGGGACCAGTAGTCCTCCACTACGACGATGTCAGCATCTTCAATGCTACCCGATGATCCAGACTTGAAGACTCGCACCTTCATAGGGTCGAGACGTTCGATAGTAGGCTCACCAGCTACGATATCACACCTATAGATCTCCTCACCTACGATGAGCGCATCAAGGAATCCCTTGTTGAACATCAGCGGCAGTGAGAGTTCAGAAGAGTAGTGCTTGAGGAAGGCATTACCACGAATCTCGCGTAGGTCCTGCCACTTATAAGCGTACCTATGCTGTATCTCGTTGAAGGCTTCCTTGAGTTCAGCTTCATCGGTGATACCTGATTCCATGACAGCCATGATGTTCTCCATCACCTGCTGCTTCTTCATCTCCTCCATGTCTGACACCGCGGTGGGGTTGGTCACTATGACACGATAGTCAAAAGGCCTACGCGACTCTTCACCAAGGAGGACGTTGATCTTAGAGTTGATGATGGGGAAGTGCTGAATCTTACCAGGCGCATCGGAGTCAGCGAAGCCATAAGGGTTGAAGAAGGACGCCATGTCCTCCTCATGGATGATACCATTCATGAGGTCATAGTTGATCTTCTTCCTTGCGATGCTGTGTCTTACGGACGATGAGGAAACCACAGAGGATGTACCCTTCGCCCAGTCCACGCACTGGATACACCAGTCACGTGTCTTCTTGCTATTAGGGAGATTCTGTTGAGGAAATCCACCCTTTTGTTTCTTTTCGTTCATACTAACCCTGATAGACTATTTAGGCTTAAAGATAAGGGTTGCTCTTACCGCCACGCAGATTGCGATCAAAGAAGTTCATCTTCTGATCTATCTCTTCTTGCTTCTCCTCATCGTGCTCTTGGAAGCTGATGAGCATCGACTCGCGGTATAGCATGAGGATACCCATAGCTGACACGCGGTCGAAGTTACCTATGTCGTTCCAAGCTATCAGCTCCTGAAGAAGAGCGCGATTCTTTATCCTGCAGAGATTGGGTATCTCATAATCATAGACCTCACCCTCATCTGTCTGACGTGTGACACTCACAGGCATCACGAGCCATTCAGCTAACTTCTTCCTAGCATAGGCGTTGATACCGGCGGTAGCCGTCACACCCTTAGCTGCGTTACCAATAGGCCTAGCCTTGAGGAGGTCTCTATCACGGAGGAACTCTAGGGTATCCTCAAGGAGGTGTGTGAGGTTATACCTTGAGCAGTACGCAAAGAGACCCTTCTTGTTATTCTCATAGCAGATGCGGCAGTCGTAGAGGATGGCTATATCACAACACGTGCGGTAGAAGTCATCCGAGAAGCTAGGCCTGCCGGTGTACTCACATACGATCTCATCAGTGAAGAGGTCCAAGACGAAGAACGATCCTAAGGATGAGGTATCCGCCTGGTCGTTGTCGTATGGGTCCATACCAGCGATGTATCTACCTTGCTGCACCTTGCCATCAGCATCCTTCTCTGGCATAGCGAAGATCTCGACATGCCCTGCAGACTTATTGTCTGGCAGTGGGAAGTTACGGATGGGAAGGTCACTGACAGGATGCACACTCACGTCATAGCCCTTGCGCGATAGCTCACAGGAGATGACACCTGCATAGAAGGAGGGATCATTGTCTATCTCAGCCAGCCTCTCTCTCAGCGCATGTGATGGAAAGTAGCTAGCCTTGACCTGCAGTATAGCCTCCTGAGGAACGATAGGCATTTCCGCTATCCTTCGTATCAGCGTGTCCTGGTTAGTCGTGCTGTACTTGATGCGATACCTGTCCATCAGGATCTCATAAAGAGCCCTTGTTACGTCAGACACGCCATCACTATTGTAGCACCCCTTACGGTTTACGTATGCAGGGAAGAAGAAGCAGAAGCGATCCTTGCTACCACCTGTGGCCTTGTCATAGACGTTAGGCACGTTATAGACCTTGTAGGCCACAGGGTGGTACATGATCTCCTGTGCTGAGGAGAACTCAGACGCATCAGAACCAGCCGTACCTACCCCATAGATAAGCGCGAAGGTCACACCACCCTCCTCAACAGAGTACATGATGGTGTTGTACAGGTCGATGAGGGAAGGGAACGAACCGAACTCCTCGATGAAGATCCAACCACGCTTACCACGCGCCTTAGAGTCATCGTCCTTCACAGGCAGCCCCATGACCACGTTGTTCTTGCCTTCGACAGCACCAGTATGAGGATTGACGTATGCACATCGCCACATCATATCGCTCATGCTGTTCCTCACGAGACTATTGGGCCACTCGGTATGAGACCTAGCGAAGTTCATCATAGGCTCAAACTTAGAGAGCGTGCCGTCCTTGTCTTGCAGGTACTCCTTGATATAACCGAGTAGCACGCTAGTCACACGCTTCTGCACCTTCTTTGACTCGCCGACGAGGAGACGCTTAGCCATGAGTGAGGCCAGAGAGTAGGACTTACCTGCACCACGACGAGCTAGCTCAAAGGCATGATTACCACCTTGGAAGGCATTGTACATACCTCCATTACGCGCTTGATACAGGTAGTGGTATCTCCAGTACACACCCTCCCACATCTCTGGGAATGCCTCCACGCGGTCAGCAACACCAGGCTGGTCCTCTCTGATCTTAGAGACCATGATGGGGCTGTAGTTGAGGTAGTAGTACAGATCACCTGTGATCCACTCGCCATCAGACTCTCGCACGTAGCCATCAAGGACTCTTCTTGTCTCCTCACGAAGCCACTGCCCGAAGGGAGATGAAGGGTTGGTGTTAGGCTTGAGCTTAGTGTAACAGCCGTGCTTCTCGAAGTGTATAGCTGCAGGCCTGAAGTAATCCATATCCTCAATGATGTGAGGATGGGCTATGTCTACTATGATACGACCGCGCTCGTCACGTGGTAGGTCCTTAGCGCGCTTGCGGTGTGGGCTTATGAGGTGCTGGATGAAGGGGACAGACTGGATGAAGTCATCCATCTGTTCCTTCACCTCCTCAGGCATATCAGGTGTGAGTACCTCTAGCGGTGTCTGATATTCATTAAGCTCAATCGTCATCGTCACTAAAGTCAAAGGCATCCTCACCCACAGCCTTCCTCATGCTACCTCTGATAGCGGCGCTCTCCTCAATATCAGAGTTCATGGTCTTCTCTACCTCGTTAAGGGTAGACACCAAGGCTGGTAGCTGCTTGATGGTGTTAGTGATAGTATTCGGCTGATAGAGGGGCTTACCCTTATCATCCACAGCGCGGAAGTCGATCTCCTCTAGGAACGCCGACAGTTTGTTTATGAGTCCTCTTGTGCTATCCAGTAGCTTAGCTGATACGGGCTTGAACGACTCATAGAAAGTGATAGCCTCTGTAACGAGAGGGGATGGGGCCCATCCGGACTCCATCCCTAAACCCTCAACTATCATCTTTGTCCTTTCCTCAGGATCATTGTACATCTGGTACTCTGACCTGGGGTCGGCAAAGAAGTATATGAATGCCAGCTCCAGCTGTGCCGTTAGCTTATTCTTGGACTTATCTCTTTTCCAGATATCGGCGAACGGCTTGAGGAGGTAGGCTTCCTCAGAGATCACTATGTCAAGCCCTTCTTTCTTGAAGAGCTTGATCATAGGATAATCCTCTTGTCAGGTACGATTATCTGAGAAGCGTGCTGCTGGGCGGCTGTAGCAAGATTACCCTGCGACACAATCTCCGTCTCCAAGATTTCTGCATCAGCCACACCATAGAGGTCGCCTTCAGACACAATGAGACACTCCATGCCACCAATCTCGAGGGCTGGCAGTTCGATGTGTGCTTGCTCACCTTCACCGCGGAAATGCCTCATGATATTCACGAGGACGATATCCCCGGGCTGACAGGTCCTGACGCTCGTGCCTACATAGATGACACGCATAGGCGTAATCTTAGGATCGAGGTACTTCATGAGGATCTTGTTGTCCTTGAACTTTGAGTCGGCGAGGACATCTACATCTACAGGTGAGACGACAACATGGTTGAAGGAAGGCTTAAAGCTCTTGAGGAGCAGCCCCTTCATCTTGGTCTTCATTTCTTTCATTCTTCTTATTTCTAAATGCGCCCAGTCCGTGGATATTCACAGCTTTAGGGCTTCGTTCTTTGATTATATCTTTCACCGCGCACCAATACCCATTGTATATGGCTTCTACCTCATGAGGAGAGAGTCCATAGGTCTTAGCTACCGCGATGTAATGGTCTCGTAACGCCTTGCTTAGCGTCTTGCTATTCAAGATCATGATACGAAGATACTACATTCTACTTCTTGATAGGCTCATACCGCTTCTCTGCAGCTGCCTTACGCTTCTGGTGGTAGTAGTCAAACGCTTCCTTCCTCATCTCATCTCTGATATCCTCATTCTCGCCACCTCGCTTAGTCGCGGTTGAGGAGAGATAGCTATCGAAGACCTGCTCGAACTTCTTATACTCAGCTGAGTTAGGGTTGTTACCTGCGTGCTTCTCAGCGTATGCTTGTCTGAGGGTATGCATATAGACTGGGTACCTATCATCGCCTGGGTAGTATGCAGCCATGTTCATCATAGGATCCTTATTGTAGCCACGCTCCTTTGATGGGTTGTAGAAGATCTCTGCAGGTGTCTTGTCGAGTGCAGCCTTCTCCAGCTTGCCTTCCTTGTAGAGCTTAGCTGCCTCTTCCTCAGCTGAGTTAACAGCGAGGTAAGAGTTAGGCACACCCTCCATACCGCGCATCTTAGCCCTGACGAAGAGGTCTGCCATCATACGACCGCGCATATCCTTACCATAGACCTTGTCTGGATCAACATTGCCTTCGGTGCTATATCCCTTGAGGAAGCCGTCAACTTGATTATAGACAGCATCATGTGACAGAGGACCTGTCAATATACCAGCTGCGACTCTTGATCCTGCACCAGCAATCTTATCCGCTGTACCCTCAGGTACCCCGAAGAACTCCATCACAGCCTTCCCGCCTTTCTTGATAAGACCCTTAACCTGCTGACCACCACTAATCGTCGTCCTCGCAAGATTAACAGCTGCACCAGTGATATTATCACCAACGAAGTTTGGGTCGACTAGACCAGCGCGGCTACCTATCCTATACCCTGGAACATCCTTCCCTAACTCACCTATATTATATCTAGGTAGCTTCTCGGGGTCATACTTGCCGTGCAGGGAGGCGTTTGCGGCTATTGCGGACAGCCCAGCGCTTGCGGCAGTAGAGAGTGGGCCAGCCCACTTAATCATGTTAGAGTACTTGGCGAACTTAGCTAGCTTAGCTCCACCCTTGAGAGCCTTGTCACCAACGATAGCAGCTTCGGCATTGGCTATCCTACCAAGGAGGGTCTTAGACTCACCAGCCTTCTGTATAGCAGCCTTAGCCGACTCACCAATAGGTACTATTACCTCCTTCCTCATGACCCTATCAGCAATGTTCCTACCGACAGCTGCAGCCCCATAGCCAGCCCTCACGATAGGCTTGACAAGGGTCTTACCACCAGAGTAGGCTGCATTGACACCCACCCTACCGGTGATAGCAGCTAGCGTAGCCCCGATAGATCCGATAGCTCCAGCAGCCGCTAGCTTAGAGACGATGTTCCCAGGGTCCTTGTCATTCTCAACTTGATTAGGCTGGCTTATGTACTCGCCAAACCCAGTGGTATTGACAGCACCATTGCCACTACTATAGAACCGCTTGACCTTGGTAGAGTCAGCAGCTGCACGCAGGGGTACTGATATTTGTGGTTGATTATCTTTTGCCATATATGTACGTACTATGTTATACCGCAAAGGTAAGGCATAACTATATGGCCTGAGGAAAGAGGACATTGTGGTGGCGTATAAAAGGCGACGCCCACCCTATGGAAAGGTGAGCGTCATTGCGAGGTCTCGGTGTCATCGTCCGACCTCTACTCGAAGGTAGCCTGATATACCTTCGTATTGGCAGGGGATCTTAGGCAGGTCTTTGGTGTCCCCCATTTGTGAGTAATAAAGTGTACCGAACGGATCACTGAGTCGCCGCCATCTCACACCACTATCCGCTTGACCGACCTATCAGTCGCAGACCATCGCCTTCGGGGATAGGGCCCTACAAGCGCAATGTGTTGCTGTCTTCCTCATGAGGAGAGAGCAGTGATAAGACCTGACCGTAGGGAATCAAACCCTAGCGTCGTCACGCGTGCCTACAGCACCAGTCAGTAGTAGAGTGCGGGGGAATCGAACCACCTCGGCGCCAGCCACCCGACAAAGTCAGGCCCAAGCCTTTGGATCACACTCCAAGCCCCGAGGAGCAGAGATAAAAGATAAGATACGATGCAGAAAGGTCGCCACCCTTCACCGCAAAGGTATATATAATCCCCAACCTACCAAAACACCATGCGCCACTCTCCCGAGTAGCGCACAGCTGATAGACAAATTTGAAATGGAAATTGTGGGACTAACCTCACAGCCCAAGAATAACGATAAGATTTATTACAAGGCAAAGATACCACCCTTTCCTCAAATCCCCAAAAGCAATACGCACCACCTTCCCAGGCAGTGCGTACCAAAATCAAGCTACACTTGATTAGCCAATTAACCTATTATATCCACAACACAAAGGTACAAAAGATATGCGCACCACTCATGAGAGTGATGCGCAGACCCAGTTTAACAACTAACCTAAATAGTATGGGAGACTCAACAGTGCAAAGATACACCTTTATACGAGAACATGCACCACCCCGAGGAGCAGTGCATGTAACCCTAACTAAACAATCAATATGAAGCTAATTACCTATCGCCACAAAGATAATACATATCAAAGAAGTATGCACCACCCCATATAGAGATGATGCATACAAACAATGGCACACACGAGGGGAAGACTCCCCTACCGCAAAGATATACATAAAAGCGATACGCGCTATCTTCTCAGACAACGCGTACCATGTAAAACTATAAACCAATGGAAATATGATGTGCTGGGAAAAAGCTCAAAACCCAGCAACACAAAGGTACACATAAAACGAATACGTGCCACCCATCACGGGCAACACGTATCCTACGATAAATACCAAACAGTTATGTCGAAACTTCTCACACCAAAGATACACACTTCTTCCTCCTCAACCAAAATACCCAGGATGATCTACACCCTCCTCAACCAAAATACCCACACCATTCCCACCTCAGCCACACCGAACACACAGCTAAGTCCGGCACCTACACAGCACACACTCAGGATCACTAAGTGCATCTACTATCCCTTCCTCAACCAGAATACACCATCCCTTCCTCAACCATAGTACCAATACCAATCATATTGATGACCTCCGATTTAGGACTACAAAAAAAATGACCTAAAAAATTTTTAGATACAGCAGAACTTACTCGCGCTGACGGCTCCCGCTTCGGACCCCCTCCAGCAATCAGCTCCTGTGTTGGTACCCCCGGGTGCGGGGAATATCCCTTGTCAGGGAGCGATGGGTACCACAACGATGTGGGTACCCCACCGCTGAGCATAGCGAGCGACACACGTCATAGCTCGCACCCTAGACCTCACCAGTGCAGGACGCTGGCCAGGTCACAAGCACCAAGGACACAGAGTCCAGTGCACAGCTCAGCAAGGGGTGTAACCCAGCTCCACATCAAGGGTGTATTACCTACTCTCCCCTCCTCAGGAGATAATACACACCCCTGCGCTAGGCAATCCTAGTGAACAAGACAACAACACCCAGAATAGCTGTTGTGATGACGGCTACAATGGGAAGACGTGAGGTGGGGGGGGGGCTATTCCTCTTCCCACCTTTTCGTCTATCTCCGCTGTGTTGTTTTGTGGTGATGCTATGGCTATACTTAGCTGTTGTTGCCTTGTTATATCTGTCGTACGCCATCCTGTGTAGGGTGGTGTTCATCCTTATTGTTTCACTTCCTAACACCTTACTACAATGGAAGCAATCAAGACCCTCCGTGAATCGTCCGTCCTTCTGTCTAACGTTTGGTGCTCTTCTTATGCTGAGCTTGCTATGGCTTTGTGGTCTCCTGTGGCTAATATCGTCCTCGATGGGCTGAAGTATAATGGCACCAATGGTAATATTGATGATATCAAGCGTGCTGTAGGTCGCTGTGCAGAAGGTTGCATAGCTGACTACCTTGCTGATATCGTCAAGGCTCACGCCACAGATATTGAGTATCGTGCGCTGTTTGATGGTCTTGTAGCCTTCGACAGTCAGAAGTACGATACTTTCGTCGATGCCGAAGAGCGTGGTGAAATCGGCTATGCTGTTCCTGAGGAGGAGCATACCTGTGAATTGTCAACCCTATTGTCTAACCTTAATATATCCAGCTATGATGAGCTTGCTGAGCGCACCTACTCATTCAGTCGTGTTGAGGAATGCCTCTACTATGACACTGATGAGAAGGAATCTATGGGATGGGTCGAGAAGATCGTCCTTGACAGTGCTGAAGCAAGAGACAGAGACCTTATGGCAGGCATTAGTATGTTTGCCACTGAGGAAGAGTATCGTATTCTCTACGGCAAGCTATGTGGGATGGCTCAGCTGGATTACTGGCTAGACCTCGATATGGAGCTAACTCAGAATGCGGCTATCGCCGCTGAGGAGATGGCGAGAGAGTCGGCCTTCATCAGTGATGAGTTCGAGGTGTTCTTCGATGAAGAGACCGGTGAATACAAGGTCGGTTACACTGGTGAGCGTCTGACTGATGAGGACTACGAGGAGATGGAGCGCCTCGAAGTTGATGACAACTTCCACGCCGGCCTCTTCGAATCAGACTGTCTCCCCTTCTAATAACAGCAGTCACCTTCCCCACACCGGGGGAGGTGGCTTTACCATACTAACCCTATAATAACAACACGATTATGAACGCATATAGAATCCCACAGGAAACGCTCAAGCAATTCGGTGAAGCACTCTCAGACGAAGCTATGCTCGATGAGCTGCACTCTACGCTTGACCTATGTCTAATCTCTGAGGAAGGAGAAGTCATCTTCGCTATGCAACTCGTTAAGGCTCACCGTGAAATGGCTGAGTTTATGGAGCGGTACGCAGAGAAGGAAGACTACCTAACCGTCCTTGACGCAGCTAAGGGTGAGAGAGATCGTCGACGCTCTCTGCGTAGCTTCATTGATGATGCTATCCGCGACCAGCGGGCTCACATCATATACCAAGAGGTCCTCGCTGGAAAGACTGACGACCTCCCATTCTAACGCCCTAAAGGGGGAGGAGGGCTAAAGCCTCCCCCATACTTAACAATAACCGCCTAACGGCACAACACCTACATATATGAATACTATCAACGTCAACAACGAGATCACCGCTATCATCAACGCAGCAAAGACCGCCATTCCTAATGCCGGCACCAAGGATAGCGCAGTCGTAAACTATCGCCTTGCTTACGAAGCTATCGCTAAGCTGATGAGCAAAGCACGCATCCTACAGTTCGTCCTATGTCTAATCATTAAGTGGGCGCAGCCCAGCCAGAAGAAGGCTACGCTCCTGCGTGACGTCCTTGACAATCGCGTACGCAAGTATGGTCTCCTGAGGAAGGTAGCAAGCTCTCTTCCATACTTCTATGTCCTGATGGGTGGTGCTATCGCACACCTCATCTTCCGCATAAGCAAGAAGGAGAATGGCGCTCTGTGGCTGACCCATATCTTCCAGAATGGTCCTTACCACAGCAAGGACAGCATCCTGCGCAATGGTGCTATCGCCCTGGACGGACTGAGGAATGATGACAACTATGGAACGAGAGCTGAAGCCAGAGCGCTGAATGTTGTCGTCTCCGTCTGCCACTACGTCGGTATCTCCGACCCTCTCCTGTGTGCCCGCCTGTACCTCTACCGTCAGGCCAGCCGTATCTTCTAATCCCCTGCGGCCTTCGGCCGAACGTCGGGGGATATCCCTTGTCGGGGTTGTGGGCTTACGCCTGCGCCCTGGCTGGGATTCCCTCCGGCTGGCAACCTCCGGATGGTATCCTCCGGTTGGTAGCCCTGCCGCTTGCGGGGGATATCCCTTGTCGGGGCTTTCTGCCGTCCGTGGCTCCGCCTTCGCCATCCTCCCGGCCTCTACATTGCCGGTGCGAAGCATCGCCACGTCTCTACCGGCTGCAGGGAGCTGCAGGTACCGCCGGTTGACTCCGGTTCACCAAGTATGGTCCGCTCTAAGGACCGCCGCTACCCGACCCACGGTGGGAAGAGAGCATCACTTATAATGCGTTATACAATTATGGCACGCAAGACGAAGATCGCAGCTGAAGCTGCACAGACCAACATCGCAACTGAACTTAACAACGCCGAAGTTCAGGGTATGCACGTAGACGGCGTTGAAGCTACTGAAGCTACTCCAGTCAATCCTTTTGAGGAGGCTGTTGAGACCGTAGTAGAGCGCCCACGCGCCTATACGGTTACGACTAAGTCCATCGAGCTTACGCAGATGGCTGACCTCAAGAAGCTCGGTGTGCTCAGTACGTTTGTGATGAAGACTCAGTATGGCGATCGCCAGCAGGCCTTCATCAGAGTAGATGGTAAGCCTACCGCTGTATGGGTTAATGGTACCAAGGAAGGCCCTCAGGTCTTCGAGGATGCACTCGCCCTTACGCAGCAGACAGGTCAGGTGTTCCACGTGAACCTCCAGATGCGCATCGTAGACAATCAGCCTGCCGGGTACAACCTGTTCATCGGCAACTACGAGGCTGACCCACGCTACAAGATGAACTTCTTATAGCCTTACGACTATGAACCAGATGGTCATCTTGGACGAACTCAATCCCTCAGTGACTTCGGTCATTGAGGCGATTGATATCGTTTCCGCTGGGAATCAGATGCTACGCGACTTCCTGGACCTTGTACGCAAGGCTGGAATCAAGCGTCAGCTCGTCTATTATAATCAGGATACATCACGTATGTGTCTTGACTTCACCACGGAGAAGCCTGTAGAGGTAGTCCGTGGTAAGACCATCGGATGGGGAGCCACCGTCTATTGCGGACCAGTACCGCACGAGCAGACTCACCAGACTATCGTCCTTTACAAGGCGTAAAGCGCAAAGACCTCCTTAGGGAGGTCTTTTTTGTATAAGCGGTCTATAAGTGCTACGCGCTTATAGCCGAGTACAGGGTTAATACGACCGGCGTGTGGAGCCGCTGGGAACTCCGGCTTCGCACCTGCCGATTGTAGTAGGGGTGTTCACATAGTACGTCTTACCTTCCGTTCTCTTTGTACGGCCTGCCATTTGTAAGGTGGTGGCATTGTCGTCTGAGGAAGAGAGAAATAGGGAAGGCGGCGTACTATATGAACATCAGACCCTGCGCTTTACCATAGGACACTATACCATAAGATAGCACACACATATAGGAGCTAGCATGAACTAGCAAGCTAACAGGGGCTTGAGGAAAAGCTCCTGAGGAGAAGATAGTATAACCAGCAGGTATTCTTAACGCATTACGCCTTAGGACCTTTACGGCCTAAAAGAATAGGGGTACCTTTGCAACAACAACAATACGATTATGAAGCCATATCTCAACAACGCTCAGTACGCACTATCAGTAGTGATATCAATCTTTGGTATTCTCTTCCTCATCTGCACTTACGGCTGGAAGGAAGAGGATATCAACATCTTCCTGTGGTTTATCGGTCAGGTGATCGGGTACGCCACACTCTTCGCCGTAGCAGCAGCTATGCTCGGAACAGTAGAACGACTAACTAAGAATCACAAGTAATGGACAGAAAGACCGCTGAGGGGCTTATGAACAAGCTCGTGGAGCTACCCTCAGGATGCAAGCTTAACTGGCCGTGGCGCTATTATGCGTACGAACTCAAGGCCATATACCTCATGGTGCCTAACAACAGCAAGAAGTACTGTTATTACATCCAGCATACTGAGGAGAGACTGAGTGGCGAGAACGAGCGTAGGGTGCACCTAACGTTCTTTAGGGGACCATACGCTGCATCTCACATAGCAGCTGCATACGTGAACTACTCATTTATGGAAGAGTTTGACCATACCAGCTTTAGAACAAGCTCTGTAGATCGCAACTTCGTACGACAGAGGATCAGGGAAGTAACATTCAACATCCTTGTAGACCGCTTCTGGGAGTGGGAATATGCTGTTATGCCTACGCAGTACGATCCTGAGGAGATGAAGAGACAGGTAGAGAACAATGTCATCATCCCTGCGTACGATGAGGTAGACGGTGTATTCCACGCCAAGACATTCACAGGTACAGATAGACAGGTAGAATATATCATCAGAACAGATAGGGTTCTAACTATGGAATCCTCAGGTCCTGGTTTCCTCATGTACCATCACTTCTGGGATAGGGATGATAAGGTTGCCAGTCCTAAGCAACTCACGAAAGAGGCAACGATGACGCTCCTCCTCTCGGTCCTACGTACAGAGGACAAGATGGTAGAACGAAGAAAGAAACGCAACAAGTAAGACAAGATAGTATGAGCAAGACAGCAAGAGAGATCTGCATAGAGTACGCAAAGACCTCAAAAGAAGAAGGCTTAAAGCTACTACGCAAGCGCTATGTAGACATGATTACAGCCCTACGACTCTACAACGCTAAGCGACAGATTAGACCAAGCCAGGAAGAGACGAGACTTGCAGCGCATAGAGTGGACACACTTATCGGCTTCCTCAAGTACGGAAACCACAAGGAAGGTCAAGTTACGGCTGAAAAAACTGGCAATCACATCTACGACTATCTGATGATGATCGCAGAGACGGTCGTACAGAACGCAGAGATAACAGAGATCGTAGAAAGTCCAACATATACGTACGAGTTTATCCTTCCAGCGTTCTACAATGCGAGCTTTGTTGAGGACCCAAAGACTGTAGAGTATATCAAGTCCTTTGACTTTGAAGCTAGGTTAGCTGCAAACGTGTACAGAAGCATGGAAGATGCAAAGTACACTCTATGGGCAATGAAGGATCTCTTCCTTATCGGATGGATCCTTGGCATCGACTTAGACGAAGAGATAATTCAACTCACAAAAGAAAAAGAGTAACAATATGGAAAAAGCAGAGTACCAAGGAGAAGCCCACTACAAGGGTTATCAGTACGAGCCTATCAAGTTTATCACTGATATGAAGTTCGACTTCATCCAGGGTAACATCCTAAAGTATCTCGTGCGATATCGCAAGAAGAATGGCCTACAGGACCTGAAGAAAGCAAGAAACTACGCTGAGTTCGGTCATAGCTACCCAAGTCGCGTGACAACCTATGGCATCGTTCTTGAGGAGATGGATAATCTCAGAATGGTCTGCGACTTTGTCTCGCAGAAGGAGTTCGACAAGACAACTCAGGACTTCCTCATGATCGTAATAACGCTTATCTGCAACTACCAGATGGCAGAGCTCGCTCACCTTATCGATATGCAGATGAAGATAGAGTATCCTACACACGAACATGGAACAGAGTACAAAAGAAACGATCCTGGCCAACCTTAGTGACGCATCAGCGACGCTCGTTGTCCTAGAACACAACCTAGACATGCTCATAGATCGATGTGAGTTCGAGAATCGATACCCATCAATCCAAGAGCTAAGAAATCTGAGGGAGCATATAGATGACACAAGCACCTATATAGCAAGAGTACAAGAACAAATTAACGAACCAACAAGAACAAGTAAGAAATGGATAAGCTAGAATCAATCCAGGTAGGCGGAGAACACTACAAGGGATACGACTACCAACCTCTAGATCTCATCGAGAACCTCAACCTCTCTTTCGCAGAGGGATGTATCCTCAAGTACGTAATCCGCTTCCGTGACAAGGGAGGCAAGGAGGATCTCCTCAAAGCCCTTGACTACGCACGACGCGAGTTGCTCAAGGAACTCAAGAAGGATCCAAAGGACCGAGGTAAGCAAGTCAATCCTCGCAATGTAGCAGAGGTTTTATCCTTCTGCGCTCAGGATCGTATCCTTGAGGAAGACCGAGACTTCATCTTTGACATAGCCAATTACCTACACTCAGGCCTGATGGTTAAGGTAGCTGATACCATCATGACTAAGATCAAGAGCACCTACAACAAGGAAGAAGAGGACGAGCCTGTGATTCCTAAAGATCCCAAGAAGCAGCTCAGACAGATCAAGGAAGCTGCAGCGCACGTCCTTGAGGAGATCAAGAAGCGAGAAGATGAGACAAAGGATGGTGGCTTCCTAGAGCAGTCACGTGCCAACACCGAGAGCTACATAGATATGAAGCTCATGCTGGAAATCATCAGAGACACCATCAAACTCTAACCATACGCCCACATCGCCCTAATACGGTGGTGTGGGCTTTATTAGTATAAGCAATGAAAGAAGTACTCAGATTCATAATCATTTTCTTCCTCATAGGACTAGTGATATGGGCAGCTGCACTCGCCATAAGAACGCTTGAGGAAGAAAAGAAGACAGAGACATCACTCTTGTGGCAGGTGGATGAGAGCAAGAAGTACACAGACTTCGAGCCTGGTCTCATCACCTTCCTCAAAGACACGCCTACCCATAAGGTCCTCTACGCCATCGATGCCAATGAGGAAGCCGAGAGTTATTTCGGTCTTTACCTCGTCACCGACAGCGCAGGAACCGTCTCCTCAAAGCTACTCTTTATGGCTAGAAGCGTAGAACAGCTTCAGGGGGCCGCAGAATCGCTACAGGCTACAAGTGTCCAGGGAGGAGATTTGAAGCCGTCACAGGGCCGGAAATGAGCCCACAGAGCAAAATACAAACTAACACAATAATGGATACAGCAAGATACTCATCGGTCTCATACGTCATCGAGGGACCTCAGATGATCCTAGGGTACATCAATGGCGTTATCAACAAGTACATGCAGAGCAATGGCAATACATGGCTTGGTGGTATGCTATACGACCTAGGTGCAGTTAAGGGAGACCCACAGGTAGTCTGCCCACGATCCTACCTCAACTCTATCGAGGTAGATCTATCCGAATCGCCAGTCACACTACGCCTTGAGACAGAAGAGATGTACGGCAAGTTAGAGTTTATGCACTGCCTAGCCGAGGAGTTCAAGGATATAAAGATCTACTATCGTGAGGTCATGCGCGAGTGTGGGATCCTCAAGACTAACGATAAGGAAGGGAAGTACTTCCCACAGAGATACCGAGTAGACTACAAGGTAGGAGACAAGACCGGTACCGAGTACGTCAAGACCGAGGATGAAGCTCTTGATATCGCCTACAAGCTAACAGACATCGCCTTCAGCGAGCTCTTAGAGGTAGACTGTTGGAATAACGACCAAGAGTACGACGAGGGCACTGACGACTACATCTACATCAACGAGTTCTCAATATCAGACTAATATGCCAAACTGGGATTCAATACAATACACTATCAGAGGAGAGGAAAAAGAACTGCAAGAGATCTATGATGCTCTCCTCAAGATGAAAGAGTCGGAACATCCCGACTGGGCTGGAAGCGTTCTTATGGGACTAGGCTTTGACCGGAAATCCTTAGAAGACCATCAGCTACGAGCCTTTGTGCAAGACTTCTCGCTAGAGGATGGGGTACTGGTCATCACCACTGAGGAAGCCTGGTGTATGACCGAGTTCCCTAATCTCCTCCTTGAGGTATTCCCTAACCTTGATATCTTGTATATTGAGGAAGAGCCAGGATGTGAGATCTACGAGACTAACGACGCAGAGGGTAATACTTACCCTGAACGAGCTAAGGTAGACTACTCTATCGACGGCAAGGACGGGACCGAGTACTTTCACTCAGTAGAAGAAGCTATCAAGTTCGCCCAGGAAGTCTCAGGTACAAACCTCAGGTCATCTAAGGAGTTCAAGGAATGGAGTAACAACGACCCTGACCTAGACCACTATTGCTACATCAATGTGTTCAAGGTCACAAATGAATTTAGAAATGGATAGCGATCTGAGAGAAAGGATAGCTCTCTTCGGGAACCTAGCAACACAGCTAGCAGTCCTTGAGGAAGAGAACAAAGAGGAGAGTCAAGAGCTAAGAGAGATGCTCAAGCTCGAGGTCTTTATGCCCAGCACCTACTATGATAGGGAAGGCAAGACTATAGAGATAGCCGTAAAGGATGGAGTCATATCCATAGGGTTATCCATCCTTGCGATGAGAGATAACCACATAGTGATCCCAATCAGGCCAGACCTAGACTGGACCCATCAGAGCCAATTCCACATGCTAGAACTGTGCTCTATAGGGGCAGGCAAGCCCTATGAGTTCAACCAGTGGTATATAGATCAGTACATGGAGAAGTTTGGAGTAGAACAATACGTCCCATCAGTGTTCCCAGAGATATACGCCGATCGAGTTATCAAACTCAAGGGAGGTGAAGATGATCAGACTGTGCAGTTCATTCTCTCGAATATCGTCATGTACTCAAAGAGGACTCTTCAGAACTTTGTCGATGATGCCGTAAGGATGAGACGAATAAGTAGCAGTCATATCACAAAGGGTAAACTAATCAGGATCAAGTACAGCAAAGAACTGTCTGAACGATTCACAGTAATATAACAAGTAAGAACATGTATCAAGGAGAATTTAACTGGGGCAATCTCGCCCTCATCGGTGTCGAGATCCACAAGAACGCAGTCAACAAGGGCTTCTGGGATGAGGAGCTTCCACCCTCGCACTACCAGGGGATGATCGTCTCTGAGCTTGGGGAGATGATCAATGCTCACCGAGCAGGGCTCATCACCAAGGTAGATCTTGACGAGCTTATCAACGAGACCGATGATGAGAAGTTCAAGAAGCGCTTTGAGGAAGAGGTCAAGAACAACTGGGAGGACGAGGCTGCAGACGTAGTCATCCGCGCGCTTGACGCTCTGGCTAACAACGGAGAGAGTGAGATGCGCACACACCTCGTAGACTCGCTCATCATGATCGAGCAGAAGATCAAGCGCACTCTTGAGGAAGAGGGACGTATGGAAGACTACAAGGAGCTCTCTATGCCATCGCACGTATGGTTTATCATGCGAGCTGCAGCAAAGATTGACCTGGAGTACGGCTTTGTAGGCTCGCTCTGTCACATCATCGCAGAGGTTAACATCATCGCTGAGCTTATGGGTATTGATCTGATGAAGCACATCCAAGTCAAGATGCGCTACAACGAGATGCGCCCCTACAAGCACGGTAAGAACTACTAGGCTAGTAATTAACAATCAAGGTGTCCCCGGTTCTTCTATGGGAGGGCTGGGGATGCTTTGTTAATACAAAGACCTATGGACAAAGATGAACTAAGGGGACACCAACCACTACGCTTCAAGGAATACCCATACATAAGGAGTTACAACTACTACGCACAATCAGATCTAGATGTCCTCTATGAGGTAATGGTCCGAGATGATGAAGCTATGATCGTATCACCATTGGAGCTCTTTGGAACGAAGTGCAAAACCGTAGAAGAGGGCCTCGATATCTGCAGAGAGCATCATAAGAACCTCATACTAAATCAGTAGGGGAGACATACTATCTCCTCCTCAACAACTAATAAGCAACAACAACTATGATCACCAAGGAACAAATCAAAGAACAGCTGAAGGATCCAGAGTGGACAAGCCCAGCTGGTAAGGAAGACGGAATCTCAAGGGAGGTATGGGATCCTATGTGGGGAATGCGCATCTTCGCCTACAGGAAGCCCACAGCTAAAGGATGGGAGGCACACGCTATACATCCAGCATACTCAGTAGAGCTCTGCGTAGACAAGACCTTCCCAGAGATGGAAGAAGAGGTCAAGGAGTGGATCGCAGATGAAATCTATCACACACTAAAGCAATCGAAGAATGGTTAAGACATACAGAAGCTCGGACGGTTTTGAGTTCAAGGGCCTACAATACACAGGCAAAAACTTCAAGGAGTTCTACGACATCCTGCACGACCCAGACAACAAGATGGGGATTTTCGTGCCTCTAGGGTCAAATACAATAGTGCTAGAAGATGCACAAAGCCTCTTCTTCAATTTCCGAAACCGACACATCGAACTAGAGAAAGGTGATCACTTCCTGTACAGTAGGGATACCTGCATATTCGGTGTGTTCGATAATAGTGAACTCAAAGAGGAGTTCAAACAAGTGAAGTAGAATCAGGGCCTCCTCAAGTACGAGGGGGCCTTTAATAGTATAAGCTATGGACAGGAAAGAAGGGACAACAGATCTTAAAGGCCTATTAGAGCAAGTATCCAAGAAAGCCCTAGATGTACAAAGACTCAAAGAGGTAAAGAAGAAGCACAGGGATAATACTGTGTATGCTATTTGTAGGATGCTGAATATAGAAAACATCTACTACTCGACGGCTCCAAGAGTGGAGAGAAGAAAGGTGCAGAAGGTGGCATCATCTCTCCTCAAGGTTAACAAACTGAGGAGACGGATGTGGTATATCATCCAGATCGCGAGAGAGCTGACAAGCAAGAAGATTACAACAGTCGAGGAGCTATTCGACGAGTATGAAACAGAGAAGAAGGAGAACTTTATCATTGTGAAGCTGAGGAAGGCAGAGAACTCTCATGAAAAAGACTACATCTACATAAAGGTGGTGATGCGGCAATCATCAGGAGGAGCTACAGCCCTCTATATACCAGAGAGAATGCCGATGACGACAAGTGTAAAGGGCAATATGATCAATTCGAATGAAATGATTGAGGAGCTACTAAACTTCGTCCTTCAGGAGTTCGATGAGTTCGAAAGAATCTTTGTAGAAAAGATAGAGAAATGGCTAAGTAAATAAGACAAGAGTATGGATATGAAATTAATTCACCTGGTCTCTGAGGCTCAAGAGATTTACAGGAGAAAGAGTCCAATCGAACAAAGGAAAAGGAAGAACCGAAAGAAGAAAGGGATAGAAATTGCAAAAGTCTGTGGTGTTGGCTTAGACTACTACATGCTAGGTAGGGGTGAAAGACGAGCCTATGAGCATATAGCATCATGTGTCAAGAAAATCCAACGCATGGGACCCGAGATAATGCGAATGACCACAATCATGGAGATGCTACAGCTGTCAGGAGTCTTATATGTTGGGGAGTCAATCTGGATGAGAGGAGATATCAGAATCAAGGTGGACATCAAGGATCTCGCACAGGAAAAGCCAGATGAGGTGAGAATGATAGCACGAGGGAGTATACAGATAGAATACGAACACCAAGGTGATCTACGGAGAATCAGAATAAACGAGATCGGGGACACCAACGTTAAGCAAGAGATCGAAGATGGAGTACCACCAACCAGAGTAGCGGGCATGCTAATCTACACGCTTGAGCGTCTACCTGAGTTCAGGGAGTACTTCATGAAGGAGATAAAGATCAAACTAGATAAAGCAAAGTAAAAGATATGACAAGAAAGAACCGTAATGAGTTACTACGCTCCATCGCTATGGTGCTCATCTCCTTCATCGCAGGGCTCAGCGCTGTGGTGTTCTTCGAGACTGACATGATCACAGGCATCACCCAGACCGCCATGTGCCTATCTGTAGCCGTCTGTATGCGCCTCCAACGATACGAGTAGTATGATAGACCTAATGTCATTTTATATCCTCATACAGGGCCTCTATTTGATCCTGGCGAGTGGATACCCCACAGAAGTAAGAACTTTTGTTATCGTCACATTCATCTATGCGATAGCAAGGGCAGAGAGAAGAAGAAGTAACAGGTCCTGAGGAGAGACAACTATCCTTTCCTCAGGCCACCAATAAAGAATAAAGCTATGATTGAAGACTTAATTCCTGAGTGCAGGGAGTTCACGATGGTAGAGGAGCTATGGCCTATCAAGAAGTACGAAGGCAATAGACCTGTATGGGATTGCCGTAATTGGCTCGTAGGAGCCATACAGCGCGAGATCCTTGACCATGTGAAGCAGTATAACCACCCATACGTTTTGACGCTCTCAGAGGAGCCTATATGGACTGATGCAGGGTTTGAGGCTAGGAGAGACAAGAGTCGCACGCTTGACATGCAGAAGCTCTCACCTCTTGAGATAAGTATGATCGTCACCCCTTTCATCAAGAAATGGTACAATGTCTACCAGGATGAGAAGGCTAAGTGCATCAAGATCTCAAGAAAGCAGATACCGGATCTCAAACCTCTCGAGCTACCACAGGATCTGATGCGAGGAGAATGGGGGAAGAGCCGCCTAGATGAGATATGGGCAGAGGAAGAGAAGTCTGCCATAAGTTATATGCAAGCGCTTCTGATGTACAATGGCTTCACTGTTGTGAGGAAAAGAGACGACGCTAGCACATCTGCCAAGTTCACTATTCATCTCGCAGTAGGTGGACCTGCAATCGAAGCAGAGATCAAGGCTATATCCTATGGGCGAGAGTTTGCAGCTGCCTATCAGGCTCTCATAGAGATGGACATTGAAACGATGGAGGCTGCAAAGTACTCAGCTCACCTACTAGACTCAGATGCACTCAGGACGGCCCATGAGGCGGCCGCTTGGATTGTATCCCTAGTATGCAACGTCAATAAGAACATTACAGCCTATGCCGAAAAGAATCGCAACAATAACGATCGATAAGATCCGAGGTGCAACAATGGACTACTTCGAGACAAACATCGAGGTAGTCCACTCTATGATCAACATAGAAGGCGATGTCACCGAAGACAAGGAGAGGAGAATACATCGCTCTCCTCAAATCGAAGATGAGCTGTTATGGATCTCTGAGACACTTAATCCTGAGGAAGAGAGAGATGAGTAATCCTCTTCAATTCTCATAAACTAAAGAGAATCTTCCAGAACTTATGAACCCCAGCAATGGGAAAGTATAACTCTAATCACAACTTAAAATGAAGCTATTCCAAGCTAAGGTCTCCTATGAGACCACCTTTGACGAGAAGATGTCCGAGTCCTATCTCGTAGAAGCACCTAACTACGCCTTCGCCGAGGCACTGGTCATCAAGTGGGTGACATATCAGCAAGACTACAAGCTCGACAGCCTGAAGATCGACTCTCTCAAGGTCGTCAAGGCTGAGCTTGAACAGCAGAAACTACAGGAGCATCAGACACCGGAGTTCTACTTGGCAACCTACCAGGTAGACACAATCAACGACATGGGCGTGGTGACTAAGAGCACTACACGTAAGCTCTTCCTCTCCGTAGAAGACTTCCACGCAGCCTATTCCTTAGCAGTGACGTTCATCAAGGACTATGAGGAAGGAGATCACGAGGAAAGAGTCATCTCTATCAAGGATACGCCTATCGTAGCGTTCCTTGAAGGCTCTATCGTAGACCGATTCATCCTTGGTCGCAAGGAGATCAAGATCACAGTCGAAACTCAATCTAACTAACAAGCAATGACGCAAGAAGAAAAGGAGCTCCGCATCAAAGAGCTTGAAGCAAGCAAGACAAAGACAGAGAACTTCATCGAAGTAGCCAAGCAGGCAGAGGAGCTGGCTGACGCAACTATGGACTTCTTCATGAAGATGCACCAGGCGGTCATCAACAAGGAAGATCCAGCAGCTACGGCAAGAGTCTTCTCAGAAGGAATGACCGGCATCACAGCGCTGGCTATGTCCACCAAGCTCTCTTCCTCAATGGCTGTAAAGCTGGAGGAGATTCAGCTGGACATCATCGACGCTCAGCTCAAAAATCTAGGTGTAGGCGTTATGATGGACGCAAGAGACCTGAAGAAAGATAAGAACCCCACCGCTAATTAGTCTTCTCTACGACTAAGTAGTATATGTGTAATAGCCCACCACCAGCAAGAAACAAGCAAAGAGTAGCTGGTGGTGGGTTTATTATAAAACAAGACAACACTCAAAGTACAAGACAACATGGGACATTATGATCCAATTCCAGAGCCAACAAAGCTGGAAAGAATCTGGGGCAATGTATGGCCACTGACGATGATAGCACTTATAGTCTTCGCGTTCTGCCTTCTTCAGACAGACTGGTTCAAGGAAAGAGAAGCAAGAAAACTCGAGCTAAACTCAGAAGGAGTGATCATCAAGAAGAGAGCCTACCCAGCAGGAAATAACTTATGGCTCTTCTACAGGCCTGACCAGTGGTATCTCAAGGTAAAGCTCAATAGCGGTGTGATCAAAGAGATAAAGGTGGACAAGGACAGGTACATGAGGGCCAAGATAGGAGACACAATGAAGTTCGAGACATACTGACAAAAAAACAAGATGACAAGAGAGTATCTAGAACAAGAGCTGTTGCCATTAGATTGGCGACCTATAGGACGATACGGCTATAGAGATGAAGACATGGCGGCACCAGCAGAATCTCTAAACTATTGGTATGTGATATTCAGAGACAAGAATGGATATACCGTAAACAGAGAAGAGGACTCAGGCCGCAACGTTATAGATCTAGCAAACGGAGTTAAAACCATCGAGGAAGCCAAAGCTATCGCATGGAAAGACTACGTAGACGAAATAGAAGACTTATTCAGAATAGAGCCATGACAAGAGAACAACTAAAACAGGAGCTTAAACCGTTGCATTGGAGCCGGAGAAAAATCGGAGATAAGGAAGATATCTATGCGCACTATGGGATACAGTGCTCCTGGTATAGCATATACGAACTAGATGGTATGTACGCAGTGGCTATCGAGGACTTTGATAGGAGGTGGAGCGTTGGCATCGCAGTCGACATTAAGACAATAGAGGAAGCCAAAGCCATAGCCTGGGAAGACCACGTAAATTATATACTACAGCAATTCAAGTAACAACTATGACAGAAGAACAACTATCAAAAATGCTCAAGCCGCTAGAGTGGTACGGAGGAGCTACTTACCCTGAAGATCAAGAAGCAGGTACAAACCTATGGTACGACTTCGTACTGGAGTGGTCGATGGGCCAGTACAATCTCCTCAAGAGAGACATCAATGGTGAGGTAGACCTAGTGAGAGACGACATCAAGACTCTTGAGGAAGGGTATGAGCTTGCATGGGAGGAGTATGTAGATGACGTAATGAGTATGTTTAAGTGAGGAGAGGGAATGACAAGAAAACAACTTGAACGCCTCCTCAAGCCGCTAGAGTGGGTAGTAAATATAGAGGATAACAGGATCTGGAATGCAAAAACCCTAATACTCTGGTATGACTTCAGGATCTACAAGGTCAAAGATACATACGCGCTCTACTTTGTTACCCCAGATGGCGATGAGACAAACATTGAGGCAGACATCAAGACAGGTGGCCGAGCTACCAAGATAGCATGGGAGATGTATGTAGATGATATTGCAAACTTATTCAGGTAGCAGGATCACCTACTCTCTCTTCCTCAAGTCCCAGATATTCTTCCTACCTTTGTGGTGGCCCAGCAATGAAGCCGCCTAGGAGGTACAGAAGTGTATGGCATCCCAAGGGCGGTGGATAGCTGGGATTCCCCTCCTCATTCATCGGTGTCATCGTACGTCCTGTGAGGAGAATGAAAGCCACCAGGAGCTCAGGGTAGTAACCCAGGGGATACAAAAAATTGACGGATAGGTGGCCGGCTGGTAAAGTGATCCGCGTCTAGGTCTGGACCGACCGAAAGTGAGCTAATACTACTACTCAGGTCCTGATTAGATAAAGAGTAGCGTGTCGATCAACCGTGGGTACGTGTTGCCTGAGGAAGAGAGACAGTCCGAGAGGCTAAGGAATGGATACCATAGTGGTACCTCACCCTCGGGGCTAAGAAGCCATCCCCCTATGCGCAGTTTAACTAGGTTCGGGTTCGCCCGAAAACGTGCCTCGCGCGCGCGTTTAATGAGGAAAGGAATAATATGTTCTTCTACTTATATGTCTTTCCTCAATACCTATTAAATTGCCTAGGGGATGGTGTATCCATAAGTTTTACTTGAGACTAGAAATAGTATCAAGTTCTAATAGTATAGACCAATGCGAGATCTACTAATTTTCACACTATTCATAGTCTCCTTAATAGCCTTTGGAATTGCTACATCAGGATACCTTGACCCCTGGACACCGAAAAAGAAAAAGAGGATCTATGGAGTCGTCATAATAGCATCATTGGTATTCGTAGTGTCTATTCCCGTCCTTACTACCACTTCAAATCGCAAGAAAAGCGCTCTTGTGGAGGATAAGATGTACATCCCATCAGGATATATATACGTCTGGGATGCTAAGACAACAGAAGAGAGCCTACAGCGTCAGGAAGCACGCTATTACCTCATAGTCCGCAAGGATGATGGTCGGATCGTTGAGGAGCGAGTCGACTCAGCTACCTACGTCAAGACAGACGTAGGTGAAAGAATCCTTGTAGACTAAGATCACTCAAAGCAAAGATGGGCGCACCTGTGTTGCTCATATCGCTAAACGCACTATCTTTGCATTGGTTCCATTTGAGTGATTACACGACGCGGGCTTACCTCTTAGCCATAATGGGGGTGGCCCGCACAAGGCTGGTTAGCTCAACAGCATAGAGCAGAGGTTTCCTAAACCTCAGGTTGGGGGTTGGAGTCCCCCACCAGCCACATAGCCGGCCATAGAGGTCGGCTATTTTAGTATAAGCAAATAACAAGCAAATAAAATGGAAAGTAGAAAAGAGCGACAAGAACGCATAATTGGAGAGGTCAGGGCAAAGTTCAAGAACCCAGATAAACCAGCTATCCCATCAAGCATCAAGTGTACAGATCAGAACTACATAGGACTAGATATAGATGGCATCAACGCAGCTATATGCTTTCAGGTAGCTGACACTTGTTGCGATCCAGGGTTTGACTCAATCAGGCTAGAAGAGTCAGATTTCACATCAAAAGACAAACAACACGCCCTTGACCTATCAGCCCTTGAGGAGAGGATAAGCATAAAGTTAAGCCCAGACAGGAAAGTGGTAAAGGTGAGGCTAAATGATGGTAACGTGTTAACAATACCATTCAAGACTAGGATTAGTCTCTATAAGAAAGATGGCAGTTTCTATATGAATCTAGAGAGGCAGCCGATTTGCTTTGATTCCATAGAGTTCAGGGTCATGCTCCTCGTTGCAGGACGCACCATAAAAGAGCTATACCTAAGAACAAACGAGTAGCAAGCAAATAACCAACAAGTAAGAACAGCAATGAAAATCAAGGTATTACTAACGAAGGAACAGGAGTTTGAGGTTAGGGAACAAGACCTATACAACCTAATAATCAGGAATATAGAAGCTAATGGGAGGGATCAGCACAACTCTGAAATCGTAAATCAGTACCTTTACCTAATCCCTGACATGATTAGGGTTGCAATAAGTGACAGGTTCAACAAATACTACAAGGATAACTACGACATATTCAGCTTAAAGGACCAGATAGAGACAGTCAATGAGGCACAAGAGCAAGTACTATCTATCCACAAAGAGAAGATGGAGGAGTACAACGAGCGAATGAGGAAGAGAGAAGAGACGAACAAAGCACATCAGCACTACAACGATCTCCTCAAGAAGCTACCTAAGCCCCAACGGACAGCCTTCGGACCGCTCTACATTGAGTCAGTCGATGATCGCGGTATCAACCTAAGGCACGAGAATGGTAAGCTATATGGGATCAAGGAAGACAGAGAGGATGGCTACTTTGACTTTAGTGGCATCAAGGAAGATCTACCCTTCCTCAAGGGTTTAAGGTTCTACCTCAACCTAAAGAACATCGAGGACTCAATCGTGCAGGTAGGATACTCAGGGGTCAAGATAACGCCAGACAACGGACCGTCTATCTTCATCCCATTGGACTACGATGTCTACAACAATGACTACGAAAGCGCCACCATTGGTCTCACCTATAACGATGTGATGGTGGCAAGTATAACCATATAAGACAGAACGTATGAACAAAGAAGAGATTGCAAGCATCAAACAGAGCTTAAAGCAGTACACTGGTACTAAGACCATCATGGCAACCCCAATGACACGAGGGAAATATAACGCCCTACGCGGATGGCAGGTGCCAGCAGACGAGGATCCTAGCGACGCGGGCTACCTTGTGGAGTACCAGAATGACAGTAAGTCGAACGTAGAGGGCTTTGATGGGTATATCTCCTGGTCTCCTCAGAAGCCATTTGAGCTGGCATACAATCCATCTGGGACATTCAAGCAACGCCTCTTCATCGAGATGGAGCAGCTCTACAGACGTATGTTCCTCTTGAAGAAGTATATCCATGGAGAAAACCCAGACAGTGAGCATTATCGCCTCCTGATCATCCAGCTCAAAGCTATGGAGACATACTATCAGGTCTTAGCAACGAGATATGAGATGCTCGAGATGAAGAGCGAATAACAAACATCATAGAAGAAATAACCTCATCCTTCCTCAGAGACTAATACTCAATGAGGAGGGTGAGGTTATTTTAGTATAAGACGTAAGACAAAGTAAAGATGGAAAACCTAGAGATAAAGAAGGGCTACCAGCAAATGCCATCCCACATCGCAGTAGCTGAATTTGAGTTCGGTAACGCCAAGATCAAGTACACCCACGTACTGAACCAATTAACTCTCGATCGAGATAGAGGACTCTGGACTGGCTATCTAATAAGAACCATTGAGATGCCAGGGGAGAATGTGATAGGGGAGATGATCAAGACATGGGTGGGAAGCACTGCCTTACATGAGAATGAACTGCATGAATTGATCAACAAGGACCGGGAGATGCTGGTAAAGCAGATCCTACAAGAAGAAAATGAAGAAGGCAATGAGTAAAGACTATAAACTATACATAGCGTCGGTAAGCATGCCTATCGAGATAAAGCCCAGAATATACGCAGTCATAGCCGACGAGATAGTTAAGGATGGGGTGATCGCCATAGCAGTAAGAGAGCAGTATCACCTCTGCGACGGCGATAGGCCTAACCCTAAAGTAAAAAAGGTCATCTATGACTTAGTGGACAACAAGATCATAGATGGTGGTGGAGAACGATTCTACATTGTCAGAGCACTCAAGGAGAATCGCATCCCACTAGACACTAAATTCCAGATGGTAAGAGCTAAAACAGCCTTCGAGGCAATGCAGGCTTCCTCAAAAGCCTTATGGCTGAGGAAGGACAAGACTCTCAGATGGGAGGCAAAGGAAGCCACTCTTGTCGAAGACTTATTTGATATCATCCACCTAGGACCAATAAGCGAAAACTAACACAAGCATCAAGATGAAGACAGCAACATCAACAAAAGAACTGAAGTGGCGCGGCTACTCAGATGAGGGTGTAGAGATCTACTACGCGTCAGTGGACAACGAGGAAGGTGAGAAGATCGCTGAGTACACTATCAAGATCTACGGAGCTAAGGGGCATCTTTACATGCAGCACACGGTAAAAGAAGCTGATGGTTGGCCTCTATATGGAGGAGAGTATCTCATTGAGGACGCACGCAGATGGACTCTTGACTGGGCTAAGGGTGTAGCAGAGAAGCACTTCAAGGAGAATTACAAGCAAGTAGAGGCATGAGACAGTCACTGACAGACAGAATCGCCCTGTGGTGCGTTAAAAATATCGGGGTGGATGGATGTCTTCACTTTATAGCGATCGCCTCACTGACGAAGATTGTGAGCCTCCTAGGAGGTATCTGGGTAGCTATCGTCATCTCTGCGGCTATCTCGGTGGCAAAGGAGGTCTGGGATGCTAAGAGAGGCAGCTACTTCGACAAGAAGGACCTTGCCTGTGACGCTCTGGGCATTCTCTTCGCTCTCCTCATGTCCTTATAGATGTATTACCTTTGTGCCATAGGTCCTGAGGAAAAGCCAAGGGACATAACTATATCATATAGAGTATGGCAAAGAAGTATGTATACATCAAGGAAGAACCTATCAGTGCCGCAGGTCCTGATGGTACGACCGTGAGGAAGGAGGGATTTATCCCTACCAAGGCTGAGGATATTAAGGTCGAGCAGATCAACCCTGAGGGCGCTAAGCTCAACCAAGAGTACTACCTGAGCTGGGTCAACCAGACTGGTGCTGAGCATAAGCAGTGGCCCGATGGTCGTCAAGGCCTGATCGCCAACATGGAGGACGATACTAAGAAGTATTGGATCATGGGACAGGACGGTAACGTCCGAGAGTACAAGAAGTACCCTGGTGGTAGCTTCTTCGTAGAGGACTGGAAGCGTAAGCTCGACCGTTCCTTCGGTATCACTGATGAAATGTGGGAGCGTAAGGACAAGAAGATCGACCTGATCCACGCCTTTATGTTCTTCGTACTTATCATCGTACCAGCATTCGCAATAGTGGGAAGCCTAGCATGGTGGCTACACAACGCAGTAAACTAACAAGTATAGGGGTAGGCCTAGTGCCTGCCCCTAACTGTATAACAACGAACCAAAAGTATTCACTACCTTTGTGATGCTATAATCATTTTAAGAATCAAGTCAAGTATTGTAAGGGTCTGTCCGGGAGGATCGGCCCTTATCTCGTTTAATAACAATGCATAAGAGATATGAGAAAGCTAAGAGTCAAGGAGACTAACCTAATGAAGATCATCGACGAGCTCCACAACACCGTAGCGTGTTACAAGGCTCTACAGATGAATGAGACGGACGAATGCGCCTACATGGGAGAGGAGTGCTTCACCTCAGAAGTACTACGCGTTACTGACACTGAGGATGATTGCTATACCTGTCTCCTCACCAACAAGGATCTGTATGAGGTCCTGAGAATCACCAAGCGATACCCAGAGACCATCTTCATCTGGATCGAGGAGCTTGGGCTGTGGGGTCTGGTCATTCAGTCCTTTGGTATGCTGTACAGTGGTGTCAAGATGTACGAAGTGGCTGAGGAAGGAGATGAGGATGTGATGGAGGTAGAGTTCCCCTTCCCAGGAGAAGATGACCCTGAGGAGGACGACGATAAGGAAGAGGATGAGGAATAATCCTTATCTTTGACCTGTCGTTACTGACAAGCTGTATCGCCAAGGCGACATAGTTGTGCTTATTATAGTTGATGGTATTGGGGGTGGCTTCTGACGAGGTCACCCCCTTATCTAAGAAAATCAGTAACATGAGTACAAAGCATAAGAAGAAAAGAACTAAGAATTACAAAGGACCGCCTATGGATAGAGAAGGAATGCGCAACGTGCTAGTCCGGTTACTTATGGTAAACAAGGCTAAGCATATCCTCCTCAACCTACCTACAGGCTTTGGGAAGTCCGCGCTGGCTATTGAAGTGATCAACTGCATCAAAGACATCAAGAGCGTGCTCTTGCTGGTCAATGAGGTAGGTCACGGCAAGAATTGGGAAACGGAGTTTGAGAAGTTCCTGAGGAAGGAAGGAGTAGAATGCGAGACCTATTGCTACCACTCTATGCACAAACTGGCTGGTAAGGAGTACGATCTCATCATTGCTGATGAGGCACATCACCTAGTCACTGACAAGCGTAAGGAGGCGTTCATGGATCTCAAGTCCACATACACTGTCTTCCTCAGTGCCACCCTCAAAGAGGACGAGGTACTTCTCCTCAGACACTTTAGGCCAGGACTCAAGAAGCTCAAGGTCTCCATGAAGAACGCCATTAAGTCTGGTGTCCTACCGGAGCCTGAGATCTGGGTGATGCACTCTAGCCTTGACAACAGGGTAGCCAATCAGTTTATCAAGGTCGTCAGAGATCCCAACAAGCCATTCACCGTCAAGGCTGGCTACGACAAGAGGTTCTTCTGGCTATCCAAGAAGCACAACCCATCAGCCAATGTGCTGATCAGCTGTACGGAGAAGCAGTACTACGACTACATAGAGAGCAGAGTAGCCTGGGCTAAGGACAACTTCGATCAGCAACCCACAGAGTACAACAAGCAGGTGTGGCTTAACGCTTGTATAGAGCGTAAGAAGGTCCTAGGGGAGATTAAAACATCACGAATCAAGAGTATCACTGATCGCATCCGCGCTAAGGGTAAGAGGTTCGTATGCTTCGTCTCCTCAATAGACCAGGCTGACGCTCTCAACTATGAGTGCAGCATCCACTCTAAGAAGAATAACAACCAAGTAATACTCGACAACTTCAACGACGGACAGATCGATGAGATCTTCGCTGTAGGTATGCTACAGGAGGGATACAACCTCTTCGACTGTGAGGTAGGTGTTATCTCTCAGCTCGATGCAGGGGAGCGAGGTGTGATTCAGAAGGTGGGACGTGTCCTACGCCATGATAAGCCCCTTGTAGTTATCCTGTGTATCGACAATACCAGGGATGAGGATTTCCTCAAGTCGGCCCTTGAGGTTATCGGTGATAGCCAGAAAGTGTACCACTCAAGATGACAGACATTTCATTTGGACAAATCATATTCAATGACGCTTATCTGGAGAGCATAGGGCTCACCTACCAGGAGATGGCGCTACTCATGAGTAGTAGAATGCTCGTGGCGCCTAAGGGTACCGGAGAGCACCTCTACAATGAGATAGGCCACATCGTGAATATCGTCAAGGAAGATGGCGCATATTTTGCAACAGCTGAGACTGATGCTATCATCTGGAAGGCTATGAAGCATGGGGTAAGGGAGATGGATGAAGTAGAGCTTGCAAGAGAGCTACTATTCCACTACAAGCCCGGCAAGAGGGATAATATAGTCTCTCTCTCTTCCTCAATCCGAGCGTTCCGACAGAAGTACCCACAGATTTCTATATGGTCGCTCAGAGAGGCTATATCAAAGTACAGGAGTACTAGGACGATCATAGAGCCACTGCAGCTGCACAAGGTGATAGCCCATGTAGATGCAGATATGAACTTCCAGAGCGTCATATACCACCACGTCAAGAATATCAGACACATATTAAGATGAGTAAGATACGATCTAGCGCTGAAGAGTTACCACTAGCTAGACAGCTAAGGGCACTCTACCCAAAGGGCAAGAGGCCAGGCTACTCAGTGCCGTTTGCTGGGGCACCAGCGAACATAGCAATATCACTAACTAACTTCCGTACCGTCTTCGACCCTGAGAGGGAGATTGAGGAAGAGGTCATCATCGAGGCTACCAAGAAGTACGTCGACTCACTACGAGGGGATTGGACTTACCTGAGAGGCCTTGAGGATTTCATCTTCAGCTACGGAGGCACACCACAAAACCCTAAACACGAGTCCTACCTCCTCAACTGGATCGAGCTCGGAGACGAGATGATCGTAGAAGAAGAGGACTGGACACAAACCCTAGTATAACAAACAAACAAATGAAGATTTCAAAAAGCGTAATCAAGAATGGCGATGGTTATCAGGCTACCATCTGCCTTTACAACGAGACCGACCCACTAGAACAGCCTGTATACACACACTTCGTAGCTGAGACACCCAAGTCAGCCATCATAGGAGCACGACTCAAGATGCTCGCTCTATTTGAGAAGGCACAGAGTCGAGCCATCAATCAGCGTATCGAGGTAGGTGCTCTTCTCCTCAAACTAGACCCCAATGAGTACGATGAAGAAGAGGTCACTAACGGATAAAGTCCTGGACCTCATTGGTGCAGCTCAGGCTGTAGATGATGTCCAGCAGAATATCATACCTTTGTCCTTCCAGAGGTTCAAGAGGAGCTTTCCTGGCATCCAGAGAGGGACGTATCACCTGATTACAGCTTACTCAAATGGAGGTAAATCACAGTTCACCTGTGCCTACTTCCTTTTTGAGCCCATCCTCAAGGCGTTCTACTCTGGTGGGCGTATCAAGGTCAATGTCATAGCATTTCCTCTTGAGGAGACACAGGAGGATATTATGCTGAGATTCATCAGCTACCTACTCTATCGTAACATCAAGAAGATTGTCCCTAAGTCGGTCCTCAAGGGTACTCACCCTGAGAAGAAGATCGATAAGGAGACGAAGAAGTATATGGAGACAAGGGACTTTCAGTCCTTCCTCAGATACTTTGAGTCTTGTATGTACTTCAGCACGGCTGACACGATGGAGAGGATAGAGTATGATGTAGACAGATACGCCGATATGCACGGCACCATAGAATATGAGGAGAAGGAAGAGACAGATGAAGTGACCGGGGTGATCACCACTACCAAGGTACCGGAGTCCTACAAGATTGCAGACGACAACAAGTACGTGATCATCTGGATCGACCACCTCTCTCTAATCACGCCGAGCAAGGGTGAGTCCCTCAAGGCCTCTATGGACCGACTGAGTAAGTACCTGAAGAAGAAGGCGGCTAACTTCTACAAGTTCATACCTGTGGTTGTACAGCAGCAGTCAGGGGAGAACGAGACGCAGGAGGCTGTCAAGGCTAAGCGCACTCGACCTACACGCTCAGGTCTAGCTGACACTAAGTACACATATAGGGACGCTGATGTTATGATGGGGATTTACTCACCAGCTGTACACGACATCCCTCAGTACGCAGGGTATGATATCAAGAAGTACAGAGATAACATCAGATTTCTATCAATCGAAAAGAACAGGGACGGAGAAGTTGGAAGCACGATCGGACTTATTTTCTGTGGAGCGATGGCCTTCTTCAAGGAGGCTAAGAAGCCGGAAGGTGAGGCTGGATCTGTAGCTGACGACCTCAAACTAATAGAAACATTTCGTAAATAATAAGCATGGCAAAAGCAATCATTGTCGCTGGTAAGACTGGTACAGGCAAGTCTTACTCAATGCGCAACCTCAGGCCTGAGGAGACGCTGATCATCAACGTCGTGCCATTGAAGGACATCCCCTTCCGTGGCTACAAGAAGAAGTTCAACCGAGAAAGGCAGAACTACATAGAAACAGATAACTATCAGAAGATCATGCGATTCATCGCCTCTACCAAGGCTGATGGAGACTTGAAACACATTAAGACCGTAGTCATCGATGATATGATCTACCTGATGCGTAACGAGAGCTTCAACACTATCCGAGCTGGAGAGAAGGGCTACGACAAGTTCAACCGCATGGCAGCGAACTTCCAGGAACTACTCTACTTCCTCTCTAAGCAGCGTGCAGACCTGCAGGTAGTCCTGATGATGCACGTAGAGAAAGACGACGACACGACCCTGGAGTTCCCAGAATATAAGCTCTCCTCAGTAGGTAAGCTGGTAGACAAGCAGTCTAACCCGCTGGAGCTTGTCACCGTCACCCTCTTCACTGACGTAGAGTTTGATGATGAGGAAGACGAACCTATCTATCGCTTCATCACTCGCAGGACTAAGCGACATGGCTTCACCATCCCAGCTAAGTCACCTGTAGGTATGTTTGAGGAGAGGTACATCGACAACGACCTTCAGGCAGTCCTCGACATCTCACGTCAGTATTATGAGGAAGAAGGAGCTATGGTAGAGCCCCCCAAGAAAGAAGAAAAACCCTCTGCAGCCAAGTCAGCCAGGCCAGCCGCAGAGATCAAGTAATAACCATTAACAATTCATAAGCATGGCATCAAGAACAGAAGTAACAGCAATGCGCTGGATCCTCAAGGTCATCGAAGACTACAACGCTAAGGTAGCCGGTCTTGAGGAGAAGAAGACAGTAGTAGCATCTAAGTGCGAGGAAGAGGCCCAGCGTGCAGCACAGCGCGCGGCAGAGGCTGTACGAGCTCGCTACGCCAAGAAGCTGGAGGCTATGGGTGTAGAGGAAGAATCCTACAAGACACTCATTGACCTCAACGCTGAGCACCTCAAGAAGCTCACCGGTGGTCTTAGCCCCAAGGAGTTTGCTGACCTCAGTCATGACGAACAGATGAAGATCGTAGTAGTCATCCCTAGCGAGGAAGACCAGGAAGAGACTGAAGAAGAACAGCCCGATCTCGATGCTCCTGAGGAAGACGAGACACCAGATCTCGATCCTGAGGAAGAGGATGACAATGACACCGTACCAGTAGAGGATGCTGACACCACGGAGTTCGTACATCCTTCAAGCTACGATCATGAGGAAGAGGACAAAGATCCCTTCTCCTCATCTATCGATGATCTCCCCTTCAACTAATCAAGAACCATTCATAACAACATAACAAGACAAGTATTATGGCATTTGCAAAAGGCGAAAACAATCAGTCGCTCTCCCTCAACTCAGAAGCACGTGACGTGTATGTAGGTATCACACCTGTACGTATCACCGCAGTCAACCCTACCAACGCTGAGCTCAGCGAGATCCTCGGTCGCAAGATCGAACGTGATGAGCCTAAGTATTCTGGCACCGCAGAGTACAAGGACGAGCAGGGTAATGTAGAACGCACAGTAGACTATGTAGACATCGTCTTCCACGTAGAGACCCTTGAGGAGATGGCAGATGGGCGTAAGCTCAACTCTTCCATCCGCTTCCGTCTCTATAAGGAGTTCTTCCAGTCTAAGGGCGACAACGGCAAGCCTATCCGCTATCAGGTGATCGATAAGTATGGTAACACCGCATGGGCTACGGCTGAGCAGGTAGAGGCTAAGCAGGAGGTCGTGTATGACAGCGGCTTCAAGGCTCGCATCTTCCCTGGCTTCCGTCGTGCTGTACGTGGTGAGGAAGATCTCGTGAAGTTCATCCGCACATTCCTGCAGATCCCCGAGACACACCAGTACGACAGCAACACGAAGCAGTGGCTCCCCATCGCCAACCTTCAGGAAGCTGAATGCTGCATCGATGATATCAAGAGTCTCCTTGCTGGCAAGATGAAGGAGCTCAAGGGTATCGTGAAGGTCGGTGAACTTCGTGCTATCAAGCTGATGTTCACGGCTCGACAGGATAAGGATAACCCATCGGTATTCTACCAGTCGGTCTACAATCGTCTCTTCTTCACGTCCTATGCTAAGTCTACCTATATCAACAAGCAGGTAGCTAAGCACATCGATGAGCTCGCTGCCTTCGGTGGGTCTATCAAGGATCAGTTCTCTACGGACGCTATCGCACCCTTCGCAGCTAACACGATCTCTACGTTTGCTACCACGCCTAAGAACGTAGGTGCAGCTACAGCAAGCAGTGCTGAGCTCTCAGGTGATGGTAATCCCTTTGACGAAGAGGATGATGATCCACTGTCCGGTGATAACAGCCAGGTGAGTGGTGATGGTAATCCCTTTGATGAACCAGCTCCGTTCTAATGGCGTTTGGACTGGGAACAGCAGATGGTGACCGGTTCATAGATGAAGCTCGGGACCTCGCCATGCTCAAGGAATACCTTGGCGTGGAGAGGATCCCCTGCCTCATCAGATCTCCGATGAGACTAGATAGAGGTGCCTCCTTCTCGATCTTCAAAGGTCGAAAGGGAGGCATTCTTTATAAGGATCACGGAACCGGCGAATCAGGGTCTGTGTTAAAATTGATATCTTTGCTCACAGGCGAGACAAGAGCCAAGCTCATCGAGGACTTCGGGAACAAGACTATCAAGAATCACAACAGGTTGCAGATGGAGGTTGTAGATCAGATCATAGACATATCAGTCACTACGCGCGAGTTCAGTGCGGTGGATGAGAAGTATTGGTCTGCCTATGGTATCACCACCAAGGACCTTGCGGAGTTCGGTGTGTATGCTGTCAAGACTATCAGTATCAACAGAGGTAGTGGATATAGGACCTTCCCAGCGGAGGTACTATCCTATGCCTATGTAGAGAATAAGGATGGACGTATGCACATCAAGGTATACCAGCCGAAGAGTCAGAAGCTCAAGTGGCTATCTAACACCGATGCCTCAGTGTGGAACCTGTGGACTCTCCTGCCTCCTCAGGGGAAGAGACTCATCATTACATCATCTAGGAAGGACGCTATGTGCCTATGGAAGACCTTAGGTATCCCAGCCACAGCTATGCAGTCTGAGGGCACCAAGCCCAACCACAAGGTGATGATGGATCTCTTTAAGCGCTTTGAGGAGGTGTACCTATTGTATGATAACGACTTCGAGTCTAACGTCAACAACGGACAGCACTACGCTGCGGTGTTGCGAGAGAAATATCCCAAGCTCATCAACCTGGTCCTACCTAAGGACTATGGATGTAAGGACCCATCAGATCTTGCAGAGACCTATGGGGTGGATGTTATGGCAGAGGTTGTGCTGACACTAATGTATCATGACGGGAAACAAGAAGATCAGGGGAGCCTCCTGGACCGAGTACAAGGGGATCAAATTCCGTTCTAAGCTAGAGGAGCGGTTCTTCAAGGTATGTGAGAACCACGGACTCAATGTTATCCACGAGCCGAAGAAGATGACGCTCATGGAGAAGTTCGAGCCTAGGAAGGTCAACTTCCACTCATCGATGTACAAGATCGTGAATGTGGTAAGAGCCATCACATACATGCCTGACTTTGTCTATATGACGAAGACCCAGCTGCATATCATAGAGTGCAAGGGCTTCGCCAATGACGTTTATCCTGTCAAGAGGAAGCTCATACTACAATACCTAGAACAGCTCAATACGGATCTCGAGATACACTTCTGGGAGATCAAGACAGTAAAGGACATCAAAGAATTTATCGAACATACTAAGAACAATGAGTAACCATCCAGACTTTAGAGATCTTGCTTGGGACGTGAGCGAGGAAGTCTATCGTGCGGATCCGGCTTTGTCGTATAGTAAGATCTCTCGCTTCCTCAGGGAAGGTATAGGGAAGATCGACAACCTCGACGACAAGGTCACATCCGCATCCTTGACCTTCGGGTCCTTGGTAGACTGTCTCTTCACAGCGCCTGAGGAGTTTCCTGAGCGGTACGTGGTAGCCAATGAGGACAACGTACCATCAGGGAAATTGAAGGACGTGATAGACCTTCTCCTTTCCTCAACCACTTACGCCAAGGTAGTAGAAGTACCTGAGGAAGAGATACACAGGGCCTGCATTGAGTGTAAGTACTACATCGATGATAGGTACAAGTCCTCACGACTGAAGAACGTACACGGATGTGCTGAGTACTTTGACGCTGTGAGAAAGACCCAGGGGAAGAACATCATCACACAGGACCAGCTGGACAAGGCTATGGCCTGCGTCAATGCCCTACGAGCTAATACAGGCGTATCAAAGCTCCTAGAGGTACCTGTGTTTGATGGAGAGATCTTCTACCAGCTGAAGTTCACAGCTAAGATGGGCCGTGTAGGATTGCGCTGTATGGCTGATATCATCACTGTGGACCACGCTAAGAAGCTGGTAAGGATCATAGACCTCAAGACCACTAGCAAGGTCGAGGACGACTTCCCAGAGTCAGTCATCGAGTGGAACTACGGCATTCAGGCTCAGATGTACTATGACATCATCAGGGCTAGGATGAATCAGCACGAGGACTTCAAGGACTACGAGCTTGACGACTTCCACTTCATCGTAGTGCGTAACAACGGCACGCCACGACCTCTAGCATTCAAGTTTGACCAGACCAAGGGCGGCAAGGTTGGCTATACCATAGGAGACCACAGCGTACCATCGTGGCGTAAGGTAGCCGCAGAGCTTGAATACTACCTCTCCTCAGGCGTTAGACACTACAAGGAGATCAACGCCGAGGAAGTGAACTCAATCGAGAACGTCTATGCGAAGAGGCTATAAAGCATCCACCGTTGTGATGACGGCAGAGAAAGGTCCTATACCATTGAGGGACGCTAACGGTTGCACCTTCCTCACTGAGGAGGGGCTACGTAGAGGGCGTATCATGTATGGGGAACCTACACGACTCAAGACTTGCTCTTATGTACCTATCCCTATGTTGGGATCAATCCAGACACCTGTGGCAGTGATGCCTGAAGAGATTGAGGAAAGGCGTGATGGTCTTTTCCTTCCTTCTTTTTCTGTTGCCCTTCCTCTCTCCCACATTATGATTGAGAGAGAATCTGAGAGGGAGTGGTTTGCCTATGGTGTTTTGGTTGGGGTACATAGACGCGAGGAAAGGATGATGACAGACACACTAACCATCTTTGATGAGCGTGCTTTCAGCAAGTTGCAGAAGAGTGCGCTACTCTACATCAAGGAAGGACAGAGAGGCTTCCGTGTCCTTAATACCATAGCGGTATCTAATAGGGGCGATGTGATCACCAGCAGTCAGGTATCAGTTAAGCATAAGGTTGCGTACTTGCGAGGCCTGATGTCCGGACTGACTAAGGAGATCACTAACGCCTACAACGATCACGCAGTCATATACAGGATGGCAGATATGTCCGATGAGGAGATCAAGATGTCCTGTGTTTCTGGCATGTGGTATATAGGGCACGGACCTTTCGGGCCTAAGTTCATCCCGAGGCTACAGGAGAATGACCTTGCGGTCAAGAGAATCCTGGAGGATAGGGAGTGGGACAATGTGTGTAACGTGTACTTCCCGGGCACAGATGAGCCCATACGATTTGCCGCACGCAACGGTATTGCTTTACGGTCTATGTCAAAAGAAGACGCACTAAGAGAATAGGAAAAGGGGGATCAGCTGCAACTGGTCCCCCTTATTACCCCTATATGTAGTACAATCAAAGAAAGAATAGAAATACTAAGAACAAAACAAATATAAGCGCAATGAAAACAATCAAGAACTTTGTCTTCACTCGAGAGACTAAAGCTATCACAAGCATCACACGTAAGTACGAGCAGCGTACCATCCTTGATCTCAAGGTATCAAATATCAAGGTCACAGGATTCCTTTATGAGGAAGAGACAGTATGGTTCGGTGGTCTCTTCTCCTCACGCCACTTCCGTAAGGAAGTCGTGAGTAACCTGCCGGCATCGGTATCCTTAGGACAAGAGCGTATGAGTTATGAGATGCTTATCAGGGATATTGAGAATGAGCTAGACCAGGAAGCCTTTAAGTACCTAAAGAAGGGCTCTGTGAAAGAACCATACGAAAAACCTGAGGCTAAGGCGCACGAAGATTCCAGCGTAGAAGTATAACAATAACCAACTAATAAGCAACAGCTATGGCAACTATCAGAGAACAGATCTATGAGTCCAAGGTACGAGTGACCACAAGCAAGCGATACCTTGAAGATCCAAACGAGAGAGGCCTTGAGATCGAACTCAAGGACCTAGATTACTGGGATGATGTCGAAGATCTCCTAGAGGAATACTATGGGGATGATGAGGAAGGAGAACTCGAGATTAAGATCCTTGAGGTAGAGGGCATCGATGATGACCGCATCTACAAGGAGGGTAGCAACGAGATCGATGAATCCTTCTTCACCACCAAGGATGCGTTTGATGAGCTCGACGAGGACCTGCATGAGGCTTTTGAGGCTTACATCCACAACTACCACTTCAATCCATGGGAGGTAGATACATCCGACTCAGACAGCTTCGAGGACCGATATAAGGGCCAGTACTACAGCGAAGAGGACTTTGCAGAGGAGCTGATGAATGAGTGCTATGGAGAGGAGATCGAGAAGGTCGAGAGTATCTCACCATACTTCAGTTTTGATCTTGACGCTTTCGCAAGAGATCTCTTCATCAGTGACTACACATACGTTGACAACGAAGTAATTGGCAAGCCAGGCTTCGTATTTTCAGACTACTAATATGGACGGAGGATTAAGACGCGCGCGACTATACGTCACGACACAGCTAATTGCTATGCGCAATGACGACACTAAGAAGTTAAGCATCGGGAAGTGGACCACGCCAGGTAACTATAGCTCTGTAGAGGAGTATATGGCGGCTTGTAAGGCCCTCTTCCCTAAGGAGAGGAATCCAGATATCCTCTTCCTCAACACCTCTAACTTTCCTCAAGGGCTTATCTGCGAGGGAAGACTCTCTCAGGCCTTCTACAAGGTCCACAGAGACCTTCTTGAGGAAGAGCTGGAGGATTACCTTGTCTGGGAGGAATGGGCCAACAGAGGCTGCAAGGGAAAGCCAGGACAGCCTTATGACTGGCCTATGTATGTCTGCGAGCCTGCACTCTTCAGAATGCAGCTGGTAGGTAAGGGCTATGCTAATCTTGAGGACTTCATTCACGCTAATAAGCGCTGGATGGATCATCGCTTTCCTCAATTCCAATTCCTCTCCTCATTCGATATGGCTGAGGAAGAGGTAGTGAAGGCATGCTATGAGGCCTACAAGGGTAGGATCTTCCTCAAGCAGCTTGATGTACCAATCGATATTAAGTAAGAATCATTCAAGAAATAACAACTATGAATAACGAGAAGAGAGAAGATTTGATCATCGCCAGATTATGGCTAGAGGCTGTAGATCTAGAACTAGCACACCTCTGGGGGAACGACTTTGAAGTATTCAAGGATCATCTATACGGACGATTCGAGAATCTTACAAGATATGCACAGTATATCATCGAGGAGTGGGATAGATCTAACTTCATCCAATTCCAGCTTAGTGGTAGAATTAAGCCTAGTGACGTGCTAAACGACGAATACTACATGAGTGAGGTGTACCCATTCAAGTACCCCAACCCGGAAGATCCCGATGATGAGACGGTCTACGTCTTCCACACTCAGGGATACTATGATCGCATGGATGGATAAGTATTAAACAACAAGGATATGAACAAGATCAAAATAGCAACAGTACCTAAACCGCTTGAATGGCGCAGAGGGGTGAAGAAGCACTACGAGGATAGCATTGATGTACTAAGAGCCCTAAATGCACAGCTGGGACCAGATACATATCAATACTATCAGATAGAGATACAGAGAAAGAATGGTATCTCATACCTAAGTATAGTGATCTGTCAAGATGACGATGAGGAACAGCTCCAAGAGATTGCAAACTCACGCAACACACAAGAGCTAATGGAGCTGGCTGAGCAATATCGGCTTCGGAGTATCGGAGACTTTGTGTATGGGCAAGTCAGTCAGTCGGAGATCCTGGAGGATATGATGCCACCACTAAACTGGAAGAATGTAGAGCTACCAGCTATGTCAGGCTTGAAGTCGTGCATGTATGCAAAGATCCTCAGCCTGAGCAAGGATGGCGAGCTGTACTTCCTCATTTCACAAGGTGCTACCGGAAGATACTACCTAGAGATGAAGTGCCGTCTGGACTCAGAAGACACGGTCAAGGAGGTGGTCTATACCGACAACGACCTAGAGATGGTTCTGGACTTTGCTAAGCGGTACAGACTGTATCAGGTAGCAAAGAGTCTTACCGGAGGATAATCACCTGAGGAAGGGAGAGTAGGTGGAAACATCTTTCTCTCTTCCTCAACAACTATAACCAAGATGAAAGAAGAAAGAGATATACTATTTGGCGGGTACAACGCCAGGAATGAGTGGGTCACTGGATCAGCTTGCCATGATGATAACGGCATAGATTGGCTGATCCTAGGTCCATACATGAGTGAGGAAACAGATGTAGCGCGCGTAGCCTATGTCTATCAATACACAGGTATAGACTTAAACGGTAAGCTAGTCTTTGAAGGATGCAGAATCGTAGGTGGCTATCAGTGGATGGATAGAGACGGTACAGCGATGTCAAGAGAGATAAATGATATCGTAGCATTCTCTAGAGGATGCTGGGTACTTGAGAGTACAGGTGAGAGCCTATACGAGCTACTCAACAACGATCAACTATACTGGGATGCAGAAGTATTGATGCCAGAAGAATAGAGAAGATGAAACATAATATGAGGTTTGATGGTGAGCTACTCACTATAAAGGATAATACAGGTACAACCTCGGTACCGGTAGAGAAGCACGGAGACTTCTACTACCTGCCTAAAAGGTATGAATACGGATACTGTATAGCTATAGATTACGACACGATATACTACTGCCGGGATTCAAGAGTAATGTACAAGGCTAAGCTGACAGCTGAGAACCTGAAGAATGCCAAGGAGTCCCTAGTAGCCAAGATCATGACGACTATAGCAGAGAAATTACTAAGCTAGACAACAAGACAACTATGAACAAGAGCCCATTATTTGTGGCCTACCCCACCGCCAAGGTGTATGTAGTGCCATACGAAGAGTTTCAGAAGATGGACCTCAACGACACTGAGACAAAGCATACGTGCGGAGACTGGGTGCTACTATACCCATTCTCAAGCGCTCACATGTTTAACGCCTACTGCAGGGAGTTAAACTACGGATATGAGAGGATGCCACCGAAGATTATCGGTACTAGCGATATGCCAGTGTTCTTCATGAAGAACTTTGAGCTACGACCCGAGTTCTTCGAGATTAACCAGAACCTCTCAAAGTGCCACACCAAGGCATACGAGTTCTGGGTAGAGGCTCAGATGAATCACTTCAAGGGGAATGAGGAGAAGGTAAGACTAGACATCGATTCCTTCTGGGATAACCATCTAGGATCCTATGATGACGTAGAGGACTTCGCAGACTCAGTAGAGTCGAATCCCATCAGGTACGAGCTTGATGTGGATGTCACAGGGATGACCAAGGAGGAGATGCTCGACTCAGAAGACTTTATGAGTTGCTTTTTCTACGGAGGAGAGTACAACAACTTCTTCAAGAGACCTAACTGGTAATAAGCAAAAGACATGGAACAAGAAAAGAGAATCTTTGATGGGGCCTGGGTAGCCGTAGCCCCGGTGATAGATGGCATGGTCTCACCTAAGGATGCAATCAAGGTAGACCTATCAAATATGACAGACAAAGACGACTTCGATAGATACGTCTGGCAAAACCTAAGAGAGGTCAATCAGCAAATCATAGCTTCGTATGGAGTTCCAGAGGTACTACTTAACAAAGGAGGTATCGACAGCGAGTTCTTTGAGGCAAACAGAAAGCTGAAGGCTTCGTTAAGAGAGCCATACGAGATGTGGCTGCAGAGGCAGGACGAAGTATTCGAATACGAAGCGCTAGCCTCGCCAGACGCTTTTGAGACCGAGTACTTTGGTAGATTTGAATCTATGGAAGAGTATGCGGTAGAGGAGATTGAGTTCATTGATAGCCACTACCAGCTACCCATGAAGCTGTCAGGCAAGATGAGCCCAGAGCGACTACTACAGGACGCAGCCTTCATGAGTCTACTCTGGGTTATGAAAGGTAAGAGCGTACAGGGATGGAAGAATGTCTACTACGTATTCCACACGCAGGAATACCTGGATATAATCGATCCGCTATAACACTCGCTACTATACTAACTATAAATATATATAGACGAAAGGGGGAAGGTGCTGATTATCAGTGCTTTCCCCCTTTTTTTTATTATACAGCGCTGTATAAAGAATCTGAATTTAGTATACAGCATTGTATAAAAACCAAATACTTTCATTACCTTTGCAGTACAGAACGATAACAACAGATAGATATGGCAATTCCAAGATGTCCATTCGCCATGGACTTAGCCCTTGAGGCAGACTTCCAGAACAGGTATAGGTACACTACACAGAAGGATCTCCACGTCGTCACAGGCGAAGGGGAGATGACTGATGTAGATATAGCTCTCCGACAGAAAGAGATGGTAGACGCATCACAGCACGTGCGTGTTTACCCTAAGGGCTTTCAGGTGATGTCCAGACTATCCCCATCAGCGCTGATCATCTTTGCAAGGCTCTCACAGGGTCTTGATGAGGAGAACTGTGTAGTGCTGGACGCAAAGGTTATTTCTGAGGAAGAGGGTATTGCTCTCAACTCTGTGTATCGTGGCTTGCGTGAGCTGATCGAGAAGTCTGTAATTGCTCGCCGGCAGATACGCCGTTACTGGGTTAATCCTCTTTTTATGTCCCGAGTTAACCGAGTACGGCTTTATCAGGCTTACATGCGTGACGTAGTGGATCCCATTGAGGAAGCCAATACTATCTCTCTTGAGGAGGAGGTAGGCATTGTACCTGTGCTTGAGGAGGAGCCTAAGGATGCTATCGTTGTTGCCCTCATTCCTCAGGAGCTTGTACCGCAGAGTATTGACGTGCAGGTTATCAATACTAACGAGAACGGCTATACGTATGTAGCCACTACTGAGCAGGCATTGAAAGGTTCGCCGACCCTTAGCGCTTCTATACGACCTTACCGTTTAGATAGGAAACGTTACGACCTTATGCCTTCATCTCTTCCTCAACCGGCATCATCAGTTAAACCCCATATAGTAGAATCATGATCATCTTAGAACCATCAGTCTCCCTGTATGAGTGTGGGAGCGATTTAGAGGCCCATATCGCACGATGTGCGAGCGTGTGCTACGATTCCTCACCGAAGGATAATAAGCGTCTCTGCGAGCATTTGTGGCGCTCTGGGCATAGGTCTATGTTCCGTCACACCACCAGGTATTACATGATACCATCAGAGTATGCCCATATAGCTTCACGCCTTAGTCAGTTTACACACGTGGTCTTTGAGCATGTCAATATGGCTGAGGAGCCAAGCTGGGACCCCAAGTATGGGCTTGTGGCTTATGTAGCCAGCAATGGTCAGGCTTATGAGGAGAACGACAAGGAGTACCTACGTGAGGAATGGAGGATACCAGCAGAGAAAGCACTGGAGTCCATCCGCAGGTACACCATAGAGTGCGTCACCTCTATTGATATATCGCGAGAGCTGAATAGGGTATCACCTAACGCCATAGCGGAGAGTAGCACGAGACTAATAATCTACGGCACGAAGAAGCGTCCAGATCTACCTATCCTCAAAACAGTGTTTGCCGATGAGGATCCTGAGCGGTGGGAGGATAGCCTGAGGAAGTTCAAGATAGACGAGGAGTACTACTTCTCTCTCCTCAAGAAAGGATACCCAGTAGATTACGCCAGGAAGCACCTCCCATTAGGCACAGCAACGAAGGTTGTCTACACTTACACCAGGCGCGAGTGGGACGAGATCTTCCGAAAGCGTGTTGACGGAGAAACCGGAGAGCCACACGCAGATGCCAAGGATGTGATGACCAAGGCAAGGGATCTCCTGGATAAGCAGTAACTTAGGGGTGCGTACTTTCGGGTGCGTACCCCTTCTTTTTGGGATAGAATCACATATAATATAGACTATGCATTGTAGAATACTGAGCCCCGAGACATACGAGGAGATCAAGAAGTTGATCAACGAGTCCGAGTATGAAGGGCAAGAAGGTATGAGTCCAATCAAGCACCTGGCCGACAAAGTAGAGAAGGTCCAGGCGCTTATTGCTTATACCGAGATGACACAAGGGTACGAGTTCACTAATGAGCAGCTTACTAAGAAGAGCACGATCCGTATCCTTGAGCGCAAGTTCCAGGAGCTTGTCAAGAATAATGAGGAGGTCGATGCGGTGCTGGATAAGATTGGGAAGATGGATCCCAAGGGTAGACCTATCCAGGAGACAGAAGGATATAAGGCTGTCATGTCTTACGTGCCACACTATATCAAGAACGCACTGGAGAAAACCTCCTATGAGTTTTTGAATCAGGATGCCATAGACAAGGTCAACGACCTCAATTCGGCTATCCTCGTTCGTATCCTTGAGAACGTTTACAAGAAGCGCGCGAGGTATGCCCTGGATAGGACCGATCTCGAAAAGAACATCGAGCGAGTTGCTGGGATCATTCAATCAGGCTTCAAGGGTTTCCGTAAGTCAGATGGAAGTGTCGATACCGGTGCCGTCCTCAATGAGCTAATCAAGAATGGTGATGGCAAGACGAGGCTTAGCGATGACGCTGTAGACAGGATCAAAGAGGAGTTCGTCGATGTCTCTACAAACATGGTTAACGAAGCCATGAAGGCTAAGATGCCAATCATCGATGTGCTTCATAGCTTAGCTGGTAATGGTGAGATCAGGATGCTCTCTGTAGCTGAGCGTAACGCCATGGGTGTTGTAGATTCTACTATCTATAGCCTCATAGCATCGGAGGCCAAGAACATGGTAGACAAGGGAGTCAGAGTGCTTCATGACGCATCAGTCCTTGGCTACCGACAGAATGTGGATGCTACCGCACGAGCCCAGGAGAGTAGGGCGATGAGAAGGGAAGAGAGGGTCCTTACAGATGTTGTCAAGGGCGTTGTCTCTTCTCTCCT